AGGCCGGCACGGCGCGGGAGACCTTTTCGCCGGGACCGTCAGACGGTCCCGGCCCAGGATGTTCACCTAACCCGGGAGATTCCCATGTCCAGAAGCACCGAAGCCGGCCGCAATGCGAGCGCCGAGATGGATCACCTCGAACACCAAGACCGTGAAGACCGGGCCGTCCTGAGACGATCCTGCACGACCCAGGACTACTGGCGATACGTCGCTGAGCAGCAGCTTATTTCCCAACCGATCCTCCCCTACCTCCAGTGGAGAGACCGCGCCGCTGAGTGACCGCCCTTCGCCGGGACCGCCACCGGCGCGACGGTTGTTCACTTTTTCTGACCACGGGAGGTTTTATGAACGGGAAGAACGGCGCCGCTGCGCACGGCCGGCACCGAATTTCGAAGTTCGAGACGGGGAATCTCGTCCTAAAGAACTGGAGCCCATACCGGGAGCAAGTCCTCGATTTCCTGCAGGAACGAGACGCCCCACCTGGTGACTACTTCGTCCGGATCTCACGCCGGGTTCGATCGAGCCTTCCGCCCGGGGAGGTTCGACTGCGACCCTACCAACGAAACGCCATCGTCGTCCTGCTGCGGCCGGACGGAATGGACAACGGCGGGATCTACGAAGCCCTCATCATCGGCGAATTTAAGGACTGGAGCGCCCGGGACATCCATCTCCACTTCGAGCGGTTCGACTTGGCGTCGATCGCCCCTCAAGAAGAGCCGGTGACCATCGAAATCGCCATACCGGAACAGCCGCCAGTTCCGGAGCCACCCAAGCTGTCGCTGTCAGAGAAGCTCGCCAGGCTTGAGTCGATCGCCAGCCGGGCCCACACCCGGAAGGAGAAGATCACGGAGATCGACGCTGTGATCGCCGCAAAAACGGCCGAAATGAACGCCCTCAAGGACGAGATCGCCTCCCTCGAAAAGCAGCAATATACGATCGTGGAGGAGGATGCGGCCGATGTCGAGTGTCAGAACGCGACCGAGGATCTGAAAGCCCTCGAGCGCCTTCTGGGTCAGTGACCTACCAGCGTGCCGGGACATCCACCGGCACCGTGGCTGTTCACTTCCCCCTTTGGAGCCCAGCATGGCACGATGCACGGTCCCGCCGGACCAGAAGACCCCGCTGCACCTGTTCGTCAACGGCACCGTTGAGATCCGGGGCCACAAGTACGTCGGCTACTCCCAGCCGAAGAAAGACGGAACCGCCACGACCCCCATGGCCCGGGGACAGTGGCGCCTGATCGCCGAGAACGCCGGGAAGATCCTCCGGCTTTACGACGACGAGCTGGCTTGCCGGGCCGCCATCGCCCGTGAGAAGAACATCTTGGCGATGGCCGCGATGCTCCAGTCCCCGTTGATGGTCTGAACCACGTTTTCCTGTTTCGCCCTTGCTTTGGAGATTTGCCTTGAAACGCCTCAATCAACGGGACGTCGCATGGATTCGACGTCGTCTGCCCGGGATCGTCCGGGAGTTCATGGAGAAGACCGGAGCCATCCTCGGAGGGGGATTCATCCGGGCCTGCGTCGCCGGAGAGACGCCGGCCGACATCGACATCTTCTGCCCGTCCGCCGAAACCGCGTTCGAGTGGGCGAACGAGTTCATGGTGATGCTGGGCGACAGCGAGCACCACGGCGCGGCCCGGCGGATCGAGACGCCAAACGCGATCACGATTCTGGGGTGCCACCTGCCGGTCCAGTTCATCCGCCGCTGGACCTTCGCCAACGCCGAGCAACTTGTGAAGTCCTTCGATTTCACGATCGCTTGTGCCGCGGTCTGGGTCGACAAGATCGACGACGGACCGACCGTTCCCCGGAAGACGTGGCTGTCCTGCTGCGACGGCGACTTCTACGCCGACCTGGCTGCGAAGCGGCTGGTGTACCTCCGCCCGGTCCGAAATGAAGACGCCGGGGGGTCGATCCTCCGGCTGCTGAAGTTCTACCAGCGAGGCTACCGGGCCCCGCTGGACACGATCGGCGGGGTGATCGCCCGGCTGTCGATGGCGGTCGACCACGAGCGGCTCCGTGGCGACCAGAAGGAAGCCGACCTGGCCCGGGTCCTGACCGGCCTGCTCGTCGAGGTTGACCCGACCGCCGCGGAGTTCCTCGGCACGCAGGCTTTCATGCCGACCGAAGAGCAGGACATCAACGGCGACGAGTGACCGAGACCACCTGCCGGCCGCCGGGCCGGCAGGGACTCACGTTCACCCCAACCCGAGGTTCCCATGTCCAAGCCAAAGGAGACCGTGACGCCTGAGCGGTTGATTGAGATCGGAAGGAAGATCCGGGTCGCCGCGCATCAGGTCGTTCATGAGTGGAGAGAGTACACGTCCGACACCCGGACAGAGCGCTATCCCTCGTTGCAGTTCGCGGCCTTCATTGACAAGCTCGACAGCATCCTCAAGGAGACCCAGGACGAGCAATGGCTACCCATCGCAAGCGTTCCGAACGAACCCAAACCGACAAAACCATCTCGAGGATCCCGCTCGCGGCCCTCGTCAACTGGCGGCGGAAAGGAGGTAGCCGCGGCCGGGGAAAGTCCGCTCCCCGCTTCACCGATGGAAGGAACCAGTTCGTCCAAATCCCCCTGAATGAATCCGGGCCACTGAGGCACAAGAAGTCCAAGGGCTCCAGACGTTTCCGCAAACCCAAACCCCGCAACCGAGGCCAGTATGAGTCCCGATTCTCCGGACCCGATGACTGAACCCCAGCCGACGATCATCCTCGAGACCACCAAGGCGGTTTTCGAGCTGCGGATCGACATGGAAACCGCCACCGTGCCGTTCTACTGGTGCTGGCGCCGCTCGACCGCCCGGCCGGAGGAGCCCCGCGGGGATTGCCTCGGACCGTTCGTGAGTGAGGCGAGCTTCCGGGCGGCACTGCTGAAGGACCCGTTCCGCCCGGCTGCGGAGTACGACAAGTGCATCCCGCCGCCGAACCTCGACTGGATGATGCAGTAACCGCGTTTCCCGGGAAACGATCGATGGGCAATCTACTTCTGATCCTGTTCCTGCTCGCCGGGCTCGACCAAGCCTGGCAGCGATTCAACCAAAGGTGACCAATGGACTACAGCCCGCCCAACAAAGCCGGCCAGCACAAAGACGGCAGCATCACGCTTTGCCCGCAAGCCGCCGCCGTCCTCCGGGACATGATGTCACGCCGCGGAGGAGGAGGGATCGTCATCCCGATCGACTTCAAGGCGGAGATGAATCGCCTGGCCGATGTCATCTACGAACACCAAGGCCTCGAGTTCGAAATGCGGTGCTAGTCGCAAGCCCGCCCGGATCACCCCCGGGCGGGCTTCTTTTTTGCGCGCGCGGGTGTAAGATTGCCCCGTGCCTGAAACTCCTGCGTCCTGAGCCCCGGATAACACCGGGGCTTATTTCTTTTTGGACGTGGCCTTCTTCTCCGGCGCCTTCCGCTTCGCCGCCCGATCCTTCGCCCTGCGGACCAGAGCGTTGATCGCGTCCTGCAGCTCCTTCTGATCCGGGGTCAGGTCCGCCCCCTTCTCGAAGCTGACACGCTCGAAAGCCCTGGCCCCAGCTCGCCGGGCCGCGTCGTTGATCGTCTCCCGCAGCGTTGCATCCCGGGCTGCCGGCGAGACGTCCGCGATCCGGAGCCCCGTGAAGGCCGAGGCCGCTTTCGCCCCCAGCCCCTTCCGGGAGTCCGTCAGCGTCCGGCCGAGCGTGATGTACCGGGTCAGCGGGGAGTTCGAGATGACCTGTTCGACTCCCTCCGGCAGACGGTACGCCTCCTCCGCCCCCGTGACGTTGGAGATCAGCCGGCCGAGCGCCGGGTCCATGTCCCGCAGATCCCGGCCGCCGGACGGTCCCGTCTGAAAGAACGATTCCCCGGTCGCCCACTCCAGCGGCCCCTTGATGAGCGGACTCGTGCGGCTGAGCCCCTCCAGCAGAGCGCCACGGACGCCGCCGCCCAGAAACCCGACTGGATCCTCGGTTGGAAGGCCGAAGCCCGTGAGGTAGCGCCGGGAGCCGTCCGGGAGGTCCCCCAGCGGGATCGCCGCGGTCGAGGCGACGTGATCCGGGGTCCCTGGCTCCTGTTCGCCGGCCGAGGCCTTGATCGACTGAGCCATCAGACCCCCGGGGCGCGAGATCAGCGTGTCCGCGAACTGCTCGGCCATCTTCCGGCTGAACGAGTAGAACGGGATCACCCGCTTCATCACCCCCTTCTCGAACTGCGTCAGGTCGCCGTAGTCGAAGTGGGCCCGGTGGACTTCCATCGCCGCCGCCGCGGAGGAGTACCCCTTCTCCTTGAGGTAGCGGTACAGGCTGACCCGGTTCACCCACTCGACGTTCTGGTTCATCTTGCCGCCGGTCCGGACGTTGGCATTCCACGCCGTCCTCGCCGCCTGGCCCGCTCGCCCCAGCGCCGGGAACTGCTCGCCGATCGCCCCCGCGACGCCGCCGATGGGATTCTGCGCGACCGCCTGCTGCGACTCCCGCCACGTCTCCCGGAACTGCAGGGGATTCTGCGGCCGGACCTGCTCGACGTTGTTCCCCCACGCGAAGGGGTCCGGCGGCGCGGCCTGGTACGTATCCACCCCCTCGAATCCCGTGTCCCCGAGAACCCGGTATCGCTGCAGATCCTTGAGCTCGTCCTGCGTCACCGAGGAGAACCCGTTCTTGATGTCCTGGATCGTCGACTGGTACGCCTTCCGGTAGAGCCGGGCATCGGACAGGTTCTCGATGTTCCCCGAGGCGAAGTTCATGAACAGCCCGGAGACATGGTTCCGGAAGAAGTACCCCACGAACGCCGGCTGGATCGTCACCGACTCCTTGAAGAGCTTGTGGAAGGAGTCGATCCACCCCCCGACCCGCTTGAACCACTCCGGGTCCGTCTCCATCTTCGCCATGCCCTTGAGGGCCTTGACGACCTCCTCCGGCAGACGCATCCGCTCGAGTTGCTCGACCGGGATTCCAGTGACCTTCGACTGCCACTTCAGCGCGGAATCGACGTCCATCCCCGAGGAGACGAACGCTTGGCGGAGCGAGACATCCCCGCCCTCGCTCGCCGACCGCTTCACCATCTCGTGAATCGCGTCCAGCGTCGAGTTTCCGCGGATCGCCGCCTGCAGGTACTTCGCGTTGTCCGCGAGGAAGTCCCGGATATACATGGACTTGAGCGGGTGATCGTTGACGTACGAGAGGATGTCCTCGGCGTGAACCTGAGCCCCCGTCATCTTCGGCCGGAGCTCCGAAACGTAGTCGTTGTCCAGCTTCACCCGGCCGGTTGTGACGTACTCCGACATCAGGCGGTCCATCGCCGCGGCGTCCCCGCTCCGGAGCGCCTTGTCGTTCATCATCTCGTTGACGTAGGCCGCCGGGATGTTCTTTGTCACCCGCTGCCGGGCCGCCTCGATCGCCGCCACATCGTCAGTGTCGACGTACCGGGGGGCGTGATTGTCGAGGAACTGGCTGTTGCCGCCCTTCGCCAGCCACGACTCGAAGAGCGGGTCCCGCTCCGTCCGCATCTTGTTGACCGCGGTCTCCATCGCCTGCTTCACCGCGGCGGTGTTCTGCCGCCCGGTCAGCGATCCCGGGCGGAGCTTGAGTTCCTGCTCGACGATCCGCAGACCGTCGTCAAAGCTGCCCCCCTCCGCGACGAGCCGGAGAACCTTGTTGAATCCGGCATACATCCGGGACGACTGGAGTGCCTTCCCCGTGTCCGGGACGATCTGCCCGATGGGAACGCGGCGGAACGACTCCTCCCCCGTCTTGGGATTCTTGAAGAACACGCTCGCCGTCTTCTTCCCGATCCGGCTGATCTCCCCCTGGAGGCCGCCAACGCTGACCCGCATGCCCTCGGACAATCCGCCCTTCGCACCGCCGCGGAACGCCGACTCGAACGTCTGCTCGAACGCCGCCAGCGGAGCCCGGACCTCGTCGATCACGCGCTCGAGCGCCTCCACCGCGCGGGGAGCGTTCCGCCGGTTCGCCGCGTAAGCGAGCTGGCTGACCTCCTGGCCGGCACGATCCCACCGCCCGCCCGACGCCGGGTCGAACAGCGCGCGGATCGCGTTCCCTACCCGGGAGTTCGTCCACGTCCCGCGGGGCTCGAGGGGGGACAGCATCGAGTCAAAGACCTTCCGCATCTCCGGGCTGATCTCGTCCCCGAGCGGGCTCCCCGCCGTGTTCTTGTAGATCGACTGCAGCCACCCCTTCAGCTTTTCGAAAGCGCGCTGCAAGACTGGCGACGGCGCCTTCCCTTCGGCGATGTACTTCTCGAATGCCCTGGCGAACACCTCCTCCGCGTCCTTCGTCCACTGCCCGTCCTTGATGCCGAGCGCCTTCTCGACCGCGTCGAGCAGTGCCGGGTTCCCTTCCCCGAGGAACCGCCGGAAGACGTGCGCGGACTCGTGGACGAACGTGGAGATGTCCCGGGCCTTGAACGCCGAGATCGTCGCCTTCATCCCCGGCTTGAACTGCACCGCCCCCCGCCCCGCTTGGTACAGCAGGTCCCCGGCGCTCTGGCTGATGAGATCGTTCGCCCGCGAGTAGTACCCATCGATGTCCCCGAGACGCCGCCCGGCCGCCTGGGAGATGGCCCCGATCAGATCATCCGCCTCGCCGGCCGCAAGGATTTTCCGCCCTTCGTCGAGGAGCTGCTTCCCCGTCACGTTCTCCCACGGACGGTGCTTCCTGAGAGCCTCCTCCGCCGCCGTTGCGATCTTGTTGACCTGCGGCCGAGCCAGCTCGATGAACCGATCCGTGTCATCGAGCGCCTCCATGCCATCGCGGCCGATCGCCTTCTCGACCGCCCCCCATGCCTCGTCGCTGAGCTTGAATTGGAGTTTCGTGAGGGCGTCGTCAGCCTTGGACCCGGCCTTGCCCCACGCATCCGAGGCAGCCTTCGCCAGCCCCTCACCGATCGTCGCATCCGGAACGCCGTTCCCGCTCGCTTGGCCGACCCGAAACTCGTCGAGGAACTGACGGACGCGCGGGGTGTCCGGCATCCGGGCGGCAAGCTGCTCGATGTCCGGCTGGTAGAGCGTGTCCGTCCCGCGAATCTTCGAAACCTGCTCAAGCGGGACGCCTGTCCCCTGCCCATCGAACATCGCGTACTGTTTCCCATCCGGGCCGTCCTGGATGTCCTTGATGACCTGCGGGGTCTTGAACTGGTCCGACCCGTTGACGGTCCATTGCACCTCGTCCCCGACCTTGGGGGTGATATCGTCCACCAGGTCCCCGGTCTTAACGTCGAGCCTGCTGAAGTAGTCCTCCGGCGTCGACTTCGTCCGCTGAGCCCACTGGACCGCATAGGCGTCGTGCTGTCGCATGACCTGATCGGCCTGCTTTCCGAACGCCTGCGATGCCTCTTGAGCGACGCGGTTCCGCTCGACCCCCTCCGATGCCGCCTGGACAAGCTCCGCCCCCGTCTTGCCGAGCGCGCGGCCCCGGACGTTCCGGAAGAGCTGTCCAGGCTTGTCGATGATCCGGGATGCGACTTCGGCCGCTTTGCCTGCGAACCGGACATTCGACTGTCCCGGCAGACCGTACCCCAGACCGCCAATCGGCTGGTCGATGATGTCCCGGACCTTCACCCCGGCTTTCTTGGCCGCCCCGAAGTACGCGCGGCGCGCCGCCGGACCTACGCCAACCTCCGATGCGTACTTCAGCACGTCCCGGCCGGTCGTCTTCGACAGCCCCTCGCGCCAGCCGACACCGGACTTCGCCATCGTGGACCGCACCACGTCGTCCGCCACGCCGGTCGACCGGGCCGCGCCGCCCGCCTTCCCGAGCAGCCCGGAGCCGAGATACGTCAGCGGGTCCCCGGCCACGTCAAGGGCGAACCGCGGGATGTCCCAGCGGTCGAAACCTGGCTGATTCGCCGGGAGGATTCCCAGCCGCTTCTCTGCGAAGTCCCCGGCCTGGATCCCCTTCGACTCGTCGGTCAGGCCAAGCGTGTCAGAGAACGGAATCGCGTTGAGAAGGCCGCCGCCCCACTCGCCCCCCGTCAGGCCGCTTGCCGTCCCCCAGGTTGCCCGGGAGAACTTGCCGAGAGCGCCAGCCCCCCAGGCCAGACTGGAGAGCGCCCCGCGACCTGCCGCCGCCAGCAGCGACGCCTCCTCCTTTGGGGCGACTGCCGGCGCCGGGGCTTTCTTGCGACGCTGGGAGAAAACCGACTGAGCCATCGCTCACCCTTTCAACGCTGTCCCATGCCGTAGCTCTGGATGTAGCCTCCGGGCCGCGACGGTGCAGCTGGGGCCTGCCCAGGAATAAACGATCCCCGCTGGCTCCCCCAACGTCGCCGGAACGCGCTGTTCGTCATCCGACCGAACGTCGAGTCCCACGGACCGCTCATGTCGGATTCCTGCGCCGCGATCCAGGCGTCGACTTCCTGTTCCGGGAACCCTTGAGCGACAAGGAACTGCCGCATCCGGGTCGGATTCCCAGCCAACCCAGGGATTCGCATTGCGGACGCAACCGCCATCGTGATCGGATTGTTCTCCGCGGTCAGAGCCGGCGGCGGGGGAGCCCCAGCGTCCGCGCTGGCAACCTCCGGGCCAGGAGGGGAGGCGTCCGACGTGAATGGATTCATTGCCCCAAACCCGCCGCCGTTTCCCGGGAAACGATTTTGAGTGAGCGACTGCTGCCGGGACGCCGCCCGTTCCTCCCTCGCTGCTCGAGCCGCCGTCCGGCGATACGCCCACTCCTCCGGCGGAATCGCCCCCACCGGGACGTACTGCCCCGCGGCGTTCGCGGTTCGCATGACCGGATTCACGATGCCGCCGCGGACCTGCCCGTCGACAGCCGAGCCCGGGAGAGCGCGGTTGTACCGCGGGTCGACATTCCCCTGCGCGTCGACGATCTCCATCCCGCCGTCCGGATTCTGCCGCACCATCATGCCGTCCGGGACCATGGTCGGAGTGTCCCGTCCCGGGAGCTGTACGAACTGACGCCGCCGGCCGCCGATCATCATGAAACCCGTTCCATCCGGGCCGATCCCAGGGATGCTCCGCGTGTCCGGGACTGCCGCCGACTGAGACCGACCCGCCGGGCCTGGCTGAACGTACCGTCCGCCCTGCGCATACTGCCCCCGTGGAGCGACAGCGTACCGGCCGTCGACCGGCTGACTCGGCATCCGGGACCGCTCCATCACGTCACCCGCCCCACCTGCACCGTACGGTGCAACAGGCGACGGCTGCGGCGGACCGCCGAAACCGTACCCGCCCCGACCCGCATCGAACGGAGTGCCAGGCGTCGGCGGCGGAGGGGGAGAGACGTACGGCTGCGGGACGTAGCCGCGGAATCGCTCCCGGACGTTCTGCACGCCCTGCATCGCCAGGTCGTACGGATCGCCCATCCGCGTCATGCCGCGCGAGGGGCTGAACCCGCTGCCCTGATTCGGCATTACGCCCGGAGAGGCCTGCATCGCCGGCCCGGGACGGAACATCGAATCCCACCAGCCCTGCTGAGGAGTGATCGGCGAACCGATCGGCGGCACGGACTGCATCGGTCCCGCCGGGGGAGCCAGCATCGACCCCTGCCCGCCCATCGCGCCGCCAACCCCGTTCAGTCGGATCGGAGCGGACGGCGGGACAGCACCCGGTGCCGGTGGGGTGGCGGAGCGATTTGTGGAACGAACAGAACGCCCAGCCAATGTGACAGGGGGAGCGTTCACGCCACGAATACCACCCAAGGGATACTGTTGAGCAGTGGCGATCGAAAAAGGGTCTCCGTAAACGCCTCCGCCGGGGTCCGGAAAGGCGTAGTTCTGCCGATCCGCCGCCGTAGTGTCATAACCATTGAATCCCGGAAAGGCGATAGAGTCTTTCTGCGGGACGTCGAACTGTGCATCTTGTGCCGTCTGGGGCCCCTGAAATCGTCGACGCAGCGGTGCAGCCGGAATGCTGTAGAACGCCTGCCCCGGGCCAGAGTCGTACCGCGGAGCCATCATGCGACCGTAAGCCGCATTCGCCTCGTCGAGCACGCCCTGCCCACGCTGGAGCTGTTCGTCAAGCCGGGGACGCCCGGCCATCGTGCTGATGACCCGGGCCGGATCACTGTTGTACCCGTACCCGAGAGGGCCAGTGTCGAACTTGGACGCGCCAGAAGCGTAGCCGTAACTGCCCATCGGCATGTACCGATCAGCCCCACTCTGACGGAACGACGGTCCCGGGTCGCCGATGAACCCGTCCGACTCCTGATCGTATTCCGTCATCGGACCCGCGAACCGACGCCGGCCGAGCATCGCATTCCCGCCCACTCCGGTCGAACGGCCGCCACGGCGAACGCCCCCCAACTTGGGGACGCCGGCCCGGTTCGGGTAACCACGCATTGCAGATCCGGGATAGCTCGCCATCGCACCCTCCAGTTGAAAGCCGGGTGCAATGCTACCAGTCCCGTCAGATCACCGCCAACACAGTGAGCCGGCGACGCTGGGCAATTTGGATCGCCTCAAGCTCCGTCCGGGCCGTGATCGCGAGGGTGAAGGTGTGGCCGGTCCCCGGGAAGCATGGCAATTCGGCGCGGACGGACAGGCAAAACGACTTCAATGAACTCATTGGGCGTACCTCCGGCGAGCTCCGGAGCAAGATCGACGCCCAGATGTTCGGCCATCGTCCCCTTCTGCAGAACCGGCTCCAGCTTTGGGAAAAACTCTGTGCGCGGCGGCGGGCAGGTGTTGTAGCCGCACTCGCGCTCGAGGATGCTCTGGTAGCTAGACATTCGAGAACTCCGTGGCTTGGAACAGCGTCATCTGTTCCGGGCCGAAATTGTCGTTGGCGGCTTGCTCGAGATACGCCCGGAGCCCGCGGACCTGCTTCTGGTCCCCGCGGAACCACCCCGTCCCGTCGACGGACTCGATCCCCGCCTTGTGGCAGTCGACGAGATAGCGATACGAATTGACCCGGCCGACGTGCGTCCGGAAACCCGCGCGAGGCCAGACGTCGAAGTAGCACCACTTCCATTCCGTCGAGCCGCCCACGAAGACGACGTCCGCGTCCCCGGGGACATCGGCCACCGTCATCCCGTCCTGGACGGCGATCGCCAGCGGGACCCCGTACTTCCGGAGCTTCGGGGCGAACTCAGCCCACATTCGGAGCGTTTCGCCAGGATCGCAAACGCAGTCCGGAACGACGATCCACCGGGGCTTCTGGCTGAACGAGCACATTTGCGCGACCATCCGGTCGAAGTCGTGCTCCGGCCACCACTCCCGCTGAGTCTTGCCGAACTCCTGCGTCTTCAGGAACGCCCCGAACATCCCGTTGTCGAGCGCGTACGGCAGCCAGTCTCCGTACGGCGTCGCCGGGTAGCCCCCGGGGGCGTAAAGGTGACCGACCCGGCCGGGATACTTCCCCGCCATGTAGCCAACCTCCATCTTCTTGTTGTTCGACGGCATCACGATCATCTGGTCACCAGTCATAAACCGCCTCCATTGCCGGGGCCAGCTCGACAACCGGCCGCCGCCTCAGCTCCAACGCCCGCTTCCGGACCAGCGGCATCAACCGTTCGAAGTACGCCCCGCCGGGATTCGCATGACCTTCAGAGATCCGTCGCAAGGCATTCAGCGTGTCTCGCCGCTTGATGAACGGCCGAGGCCGCGGAAACCGTCGCCGGACGGAAAGGTGCTCCGCGCACAACTTGCAGTACCACCGGGGATTCTCCTGCAGGACGACCCGGATGTAGCCGTCCCCGGACGGGATCTTCGCCACCTGCAGCCGGGTTCCCTCCAGCTCCAGGATCATGTCCGCCGCCGCCTCGCGCTGCCGAGGGGTGACTCGCATCAGTCGAGCACCTCGATCCCGCGGGCGACCTGCTGCTCTTCCCAATACGCATCGAACAGTTCCGTCAGCACGGTCCGGAGCGCCACCCAGGCGAACCATAGCCCCATCGAGGCCAGCCAACTCCCGCCGATCATCCCGTAACGGACTCGCTCGGCATCGAGGAACGCCCCCTTCGCCGCGTCATACCGATGGGACATCTCCCGATTCAGCTTGCGATTCGTCCGCCGGGAGCGATCCCCAGAGAAACCTTCCTTCTCCGCGATCGCCATGACAATCGCCACCCCTTCCCGGGACGCGCTGTTCGCCGCCGCCATCGACGACGTCGTCTTCTCCGACCCGTAGCTCGCCACGAGCTGCGCCTGAATCTCTTCGATCGACCGCATCGCCGGCTCCAAACTCGTAAGGGACTGGTTTGACGTCGTACGACAGATAGAGCGGATGCTTCGGCCGCCCCGACTGAGTCACCCCGAGGCAGTGGCAAGGAATCCCCTCGAGCACGCTCAAGAGGGCCTTCACCCGCTCCGCCTCGCCAAGCTGACCGTAGGCAAGGATAACCATCCCGGCCTCTTCGCAGACAGCTCGGACAGTTCGGTCATTCGCCGGGCCCACGGGATACCCCGCCTCCTTGAGCTTCCGGGGATCAGTGTCCCGGAAGGCGTAGAGGTTCAGCATCACCATCCCGCCGAACCCCATCCGCCGCGCCCGCTCCTTGCACCGCCTGACGGTCGGGTCGTCCTCGTTCTCTGTGGCGGTCGATGGATTGAGGCCGATGTACGCGACGTAGGAGGGGCTCACTCCCGGGAACAGGTCGTCCCCGAATTCGATGTGCAGCGCGTACCGGAACCGCTCGTCCGCGGAATAGATGGCACGCCGTTTCTCGAGACCCAGCCGGGCCTCCCTGTCGATCAGTTCCAAGATGTCACCCGTTCGTTTTTCAGCTTCAGCGCCGGCGAGGAAGGCAGGGCGGACTGGCGAACATGGGACGTAAGCCACCAAACCAGTCTGGCCCCACCTTCCACGCTTAGTGCAATGGTTCCTTGCTGAAGGGATGGCATCGCGCCGGCGCGGCAACTCTATCGCCGGTTCCCGGAGCGTCAAGAACGCCCGGGCAAAAAAGAAGCCGCCCAGATCGGGCGGCTTTGGAGGGGCTCATGGTCGACAAGGGCTTGGCGAGAGGAACTAACCTGTACTCCCACCGGGCATTCGACACCGAGCGGCGGAAGTCTACGTCACCCCCTCATGCATGGCAAGGCCACCTTACTCCGGACGGTGCCAGCCAGGCCCCCACTCGGACTGGCCGCCCCTGGGGAATCGGTAGACGTGCCGACGAACGAACTCGTCGATCCGGACGACGTAGAACCCGCATAGCTGATCCAGCATCGGCGAGTCCTCGATCCGGTTGAAGCGGATCTCCACCATGCGGCGGTCCGGGTGGCAAAGCAACTGGCACTTCCCGACCCACCTCTTCCATGAATACCCGGCCGGGAGCTTTCGCATCTCGAACCACTCCTTGTCCGGGATGTAGGTCTTGCAATTCCAACCTCCGAAGTCGCCCCCAGCGGCGCTCGGCTGGTACGGCCGAACATGCGAAGCGGAGTATTCATGGTGCGTTCCATTCGCCCCCTTCGCTGCCCGGAAGCCGAGGGCCCCGAGCGCCACCGCCGCCATCGTCCTCAGAAACCCGCGTCGTTCCATCTCAACCTCCCGCCGGGAATGACCGGCACGAAATCTTCCCGTCCTGCACCGTGCAAGGCGGGTCATGCTTCACTTGGCGAATCCGGCCCGTGGCGATCCCCGTCCACACTCGATGGCACCGGAGACTCTCGGCGAGATCGGCCCGCTTCCACTTCTCGGCGAGCTCCGGTGAAAAGAGTCCGTGCGTCACCAGAGCAGCCTCCCGATTTCAATCACTGTCCACGCCAACAGATAGGCGTAGGCCTCCTCGTTCTCCCGCGTCGGCCGCTCCATGCCAACGGACTCCATGACGTGCATGATCGAGTGGTACGCCTCGTGCGCCACCGTCCCGCCCCCGGGCTTCTCCGGGAACCAGATGCAGTGCGTGATCTCGTCATCCTTGATGAAGATCCGGCCGACAGTCACATGCCCCTTAATCCGGAACTCACACCCCAACTTCTTCTTCGCCCACGCGATCGCCTGCTTCAGCGTCCCGCCTTGCCTGATGAGGATGACGTAGTGGTACACCGGGTTGACGATCTTCCACTCCCGGACCTTCATGCTCGCCTCCCTCCGGTTTCGTCATCTCGAGGATGAACTGCCGGGCCTCCGCCGTCGACGCCCCGCCACGGATGCGGTCGTTCGCCATATCCATGACCAGCTTAGGAAGGATCTGCCGCGGCGGTTCCGGCTCCTCCGGCTTGACCGCCCCGGCCTTCTCCAGTTCCAAGAGCGTCATCATCGACTTCGACGACCGCCGCCCAGCCCGCAACATCCTGCGTCTCAAGTTCACAGCTCTACCCCCTTCGGATCTGCCGCCGGCTCCGGGACACTCTCCGCGTCACCATGGATCGCGTCGATCACCGGCTGGAGGATGATGATCTGCCGCTCGACACGGGTCAGCCTGTGCTCGAGGGCCGGCTCCTTCTGCCGGGCCTCGGCCGCCGCCCTGGCCGTCTCCGCCTTCTCGAGCGCGTCGACCCGGTCGTTGTGCCTCCACGCGACCACGCAAACAGCGAAAGCGAACACGAGAACATGCATATCCCGCGACATTTTACCACTCCCAGACTTGGTCCGGACCCCGTTCGATGACAGCAACAGCACGGGAAGGATATGCGTCGATGTGTGCGATGGCTACTCCCACCAGCCGGGTCGCGAAGTTCGTGACGATCCGCGGCGACTCCTCCCACTGCAGCCGCACCCCGCCGGCCAGCGTTTTCAGCATCGGCATCGGCTTCGGGAACTCGATCGTGTGCGACCCGACCGGCACCGGCTTCCCCGCCGCCCAATCGAGGAACCACTGGTCCGTCAGCCGGATCTCCCCGAACATGAGCTCGAGGATCACCGCCCCGGCCACCCGCTGCGGCGCCGGGAGCCCAAACAGCTTGAACCCCGCGCCGCCGAACTGAGCCCCGGAAGAGGAACAAGCCGCGATCACCCGAGGGATCCAATCCCGGGCAACCGCGGCTTGCTTTGAATCGAGCCGTGTGGCGGACATTACTTCTTGAAGCCGAAGCCCCCCCGCCGCTGCTTCCCGAAGGTGGGCTGGTACATCTGCTGGGGTGGCGCCGAGCATACCCCGTTCACGCAGTTCCCGGAAGACGGAGCCAGGTCCGCCGAGACGTAGACGCTCGACGTTCGCTTCGGTGCAGCCGCGGCGGCCGGGGGCGAACTGACGATCGGAACCATCGTGACGACCATCGGCGAGTCCACCGGGCTCCCACTGATCGTCCCGACCAGAGCGCCGTCATCCCCAAAGACGCCGCCGCCGCTGTCGCCTTCCAATGCCGGGGCCTGTCCGACGTCGAGCGGGACGTGCCCACTTCCGATGGCTTTGTTCATGTCCCCAGCGTATGTCCCCTGAGAGAAGGACTTCGTCTTGAGGCCGTACACTGTCAGCCGCTCGCCGTAGATCGGCTCCCGCACCGGGACCCCCTGCAGGCTTCCGTTTGGGATCGTCAGCACGGCCAGGTCCTTTCCCGGGACCCCGGCATACGTCGCAGCCACCCACTTTCCGTCGACCTCGACCTCGATCGTCCACCCGGGCATCAGCCTGGCTGTCAGATGGCTTGCCGTGTGGAGCTTGTCGGCCTTCACGGCGACGGCGGTTCCTCCGGCTTCTGCCCGCTGCCCGTAGCTGCGGGGATCGGAACTGCGGCCGATGACGCGAACTGCATGGATTGCCGAGACCTGCGGCGAGCTCGAGGCGGCGACGCCCGGCGACGCTCCCTCCGCGTTTGCCTGGAGCTGTACCTCACCGGGAAAGGTGTTCGCCGCCGGGGCCACCTCCCCCTGACTGACGACGTCATCGGCGACCGTGACGTTGGGATTCACCGGGTACTGACCAATCGTGTCCGCCGGCTGGTACTCCCGGGCGCTGAGATTGCCGGAGACCCCCGGCCCCGGAGTCGACACGCTGATCGCACCAAACACCAGCCCCGCGCAGGCCATCACGAGCCCAGACAACATCCTTCGCAACATCGCAAACCTCCGAAAGAGAAAGGAACTCAGCACCCCGTGCCGGAATCGAACCTGGCAACCGCCGGCTTTGGAGACCGGTGCTCTCCCGATTGAGCTAACGGGGTGTACTTCAGACCGCGAGGGCCGGGGCCACGGCTTCCGAAGGCGTCCCCTTGCCTTCCATCAGGACGAACGTCCCGTCGCCATTCTCGCCCCACGGCCCCCACGAATTCAGTTCGCCCAGACCGAAGCGGCCGTCCTTGTCAACGATTGGATCTTCCGCCAGGACAAGGTGCCCCCACCAGTTGTAGGCCACGGCAACCGGGATCCCGAGCAGGACCAGCGTCATCGTTGCATCGAAGCTCTGCCGGGGGTCGATGTCGTACCACCCGCCGTCCGGGACGCGGAACTTCGCCCGCATCGCCATCGTCTCGGCGGTGTTGTACTTCCGGTTGATCGCGTTGTGCGGCCAGAACTGCGCCGGGACCGCCCCCTTCAAGTTCAGGTACTTGAGGAACTGCGTCCCCCAGCCCCCGACGTTCTGGAAGTTCGTGATCATGCAGCAGATGGACGCCGGGGAGAGATCGACGAAATCCTCCCCCTGCAGCATCCGGAGGATCTGGAAGCACTTGAGGACGCCGTTGCCCCAGCAGAAGTTCGTGTTCTGCTGGTTGAACGGACCGATGCCGGCCTGCTTCCGCCGCTGGCTGAGCAGCCCCTTCGCCTTGTTGATGTCCCGGATCCGCTCGACCCACTCCGTTCGGGGGATCAGCGGCATGGACATCGGCACCGCGACGCCGCTCGACCCGTACGGCTCCGCGTTCCAGTCGCGCGGCTTGTACCCGCGGAACCGTACGTCCCCGTCGATCACCGGCTGGACGTACTTCTGGAAGTTCGAGTCGTCGATGACGAGCCGGTTGTGCAGGTCCGAGAAGAATGACTGCGGCATCTCACTTGACCTCGTCGACGTGCTTCAATGCCCCGTCCAGCGTCTCCACCGGGCCGGAGTACCCCTTCCCGGCCGTCTCGTTGGAGATCAGCATCCACGGGAGGGGCTTGTTCTCGGCCAGGACTTTCTTGCCGGCCTCGGCAATGGGGCCCGTGCCGTTCAAGACGTTGGACTTGTCCCAATACCGGGACTGGAAGCCGTTCTGATTCAGCTTGTCGACAAGGATCGTCGACGTCAGGACGGCGAGCTGGTCCGGCTTGAGGTTCCGGCGGTTCGCCTGGTCATGCACGACAAGAAACGCCTTCGCGATTCCTGGAATCGGCGGAGGGGTGGCGGGGAGAAGTCCGCCACCGCCGCCGGACACCGCGAGGGCGATCAGGAGGAAGCCGCCAAGCGTCGTACAAATCGCACCGAAGACTCGCATGTCACCCTGCAGCGTTCGTGGTCCGGACCATCATGAGCCGCGACCGGGCCTGCCCCAGGAGGTCGACGAGCTGCTGGTCCTTCAACTCGTCCCGGGCGTGTTTCTCGATCCGGAACAGGTCTGCGGACATCTGATCCTCGTCGGTGCCCTCGGCCGCCGCCGGAGCCCGCCGGAGCCCCTTCACGCCGGCCATAATCTTGTCGCCGAACGGAACGACGACCGTCCCGATGAGCGTCAGGAGAACGCCGAGGCTCCCCGTGATGTAGGGATGCTGCTGGATCCAGTTCATGTCACCCGTCCTTCGGCTTCTCGGCCGGCGGCTGATCCGACCGGCTCACCAGCTTGCTCTTCACAAAGTTCCGCGGCACGCCATCCGCGTTGTTTCGGATGATGAGATGCGTTGGCGTCTCCGTGATGATCTCGCCGGTGTAAGTTTTCGGCTTACCACCGTCGCCCTTGTCATACACGAAGACGGCCATCGCTCTACCCTCAGTCGACCTTCATCGACGTGTTCAGTTCCGAGGCCTCCGGGGAGGGACGATCCTCGCCGGACCCGGAAATCGTGTCGCTGCCCTCGCCTTCCGTCGCAGGCGGCGCCGGCTCGCCCGAACCGCCGGCCGGAGCTTCCGCTTCCTGCTCGGTCGCTTCCCGGGAAACGCTGGCTTCCTCGGAAGAACCGGAGTCCGACGCGGCCCCCACGACCGACTCGCTTTCCGCGCCGGACTCCGTGTTGCTTGCGACGGGCGTCTCAATGTCTATCGGGACAAGCGGGCCAGGCTCGAGCGGCTTGGCCTCCGGGTTCGCCACTTCGATCGCCGGGGCGATCTGTGCCTGCTGGGCGGCGACCTTACGCTTCCGCTCAGCCTCCAGCTCCGTCGAGCTCTTCGCTTTCGGGAGGTCCGGCTGGTCCGACCGGCTGACGATCAGGCTCTTGTCGATCGTCCGGTTCCCGCCCCGGTCGTTGTGGACCACGAGAATCGAATCGTTCTCGCTGACGATCTCGCCATCGTAGGCCTTGGTGCCCTGGCGGTCGTTGCCCGTGAAGTATGTGACGCGCATGACTCTCTCCCCTTGGCCGGCTGAGATTCGTTTCCCGGGAAACGCTGGACGGTCCAGCTACTTCTTCTTCCCGAGGTCCCCGGCTCCGGCCTGCTCGTCGGAGACCTTGTTGTCACGCGAGACGATCAGCCCCGCGCTCACGCAGAGCGTAGTGATCTGCTGGATGACCGAGGGAAGCGAATCCGGAACCGTTGCCGGGTTTCCATCGAAGGTCGCCGTGAGAAAGCCCATCACGACGCCGATGATGCCCATGATCCCGAGGAGAGTCGTCTTCTGCATCACGTCACCTGCTGGAAAGAGAAAGCAGGTATCACGCTACTCGACGCCCGGCTTAACGTCCAGTGACATATGCCCACGCACGCCCGCCCCCTTCAAGCTGCCCAGCCCCCTGGATAGCGAGTGACAGTTGCACCGGGAAGACTCGACTGTGTCCCGCAACGCGCGCACCTCGCCGAGCAGCATGTAGACATCCCGCTCTGACTTGAGCGTGAAGTACGCGCAGGCCAGCGACGTAACCACCGTCGACACACACAGAACGAGCATCGAGTGCCGCCAGGAGATACGCGATTGTGTGACTTGGAGGTTCCTCAACAGTTCCTCGAGCACGGGATTCATCCGCCGCCCCCTTGGAGGCGACGGCTTTCCCTGAGTGCATCTTTGACGCCCGCCATCTCGGTCTTCATGGAGGCGAATCCGGCGGAGATTTCCCGCTGCAGTTCAGCCATAGAGTCCTGGTAGACCTCGCGGTCCTCCTTGTGCTCGTCCAGCATCTTAACTGACGCTGTCTTAAACTCGTTGGTCGCAGCAGTTACGGCATCAGCGATCTTCTCGATGTTCTTCCGCTCCTCCTGCCGGTCTAGCCGGTTGTCGGTCGAAAGTTTGTTGATGAAGGTCAGCGACGCCACTACAGCACTAACCGCAATAAAGATGATCGCCCCCTCAAGAGTCGTCGGCATTTGTGAAGCGACTGGGGTTTGGGCAATCAAATGTGGCAGAAAACCGATCATGTTGCCCTCCGGGGATTCAATCCTCCGAAGACACCATAGACAAACTCCGACCCGCGGTCACCCTCGCGAAGCGTTGAACCTTTCGATGAAGTCTTGGCCGATCCGCAAAACGTATTCCGGGAGCCGGTGCCCCTGGGTCTCCAGCTTCACCTCGACCCAGCCCGGGACGTACACCCCGGAAGCCGCGCGGAGCGCCTCGATGTCGAAATGCCGCTCGTCCTTCGTTGCCAGGTACAGATCGAACTTGAACGCCGTGATGACGATCCGGGCCTCGACGGAGTTGTCATGCTTCCAGTCGTGCGGGCCCCCCGGCGTCATCCACACCGTCGCGTAATTCGACCAGTGCTCACTCGCCGCCCCGTGTCGAGCCCATATGTGCTCCACACAAACCTGCCCCCTCTTGATCCGTGGCCACTGGAGATCCGGCCCGAATGCCGCTGAGTATTGGCATTCCGGGAAGGCGTCCAGATATTCCCGCCGCATCTCCCGCTTGTCTTGCTCGCTCATCTTCGGCACTGAAGCACCTCACCAGCTCGCGAATCTCCTTGTGCTGCCCGGCGCGAGCCAGCCGGACAACCGCAACCGCATGATCTACCGCCGCCCGATCCCGCCAGCGATGGATCGCCCGAGACGACCACACCGGCCAGTGATAATCCACGTCCCACGCGAACACCGGGTCGATCAGCTCGAGGAAACGCTCCCGAATCTTGCCGGGATTCTCCCCGAAGTGCCGCCGGATGAAGACGTTCAGCGCCATCATGTCGAAGCGGACTCGCCGCCGGCCGCCATGAAACCGCACCACCCGCACTGCCCGCAGGATGGACCTGTCAATCGGATCCGGGAATAGCTCGTCCGTCCACTCCTCCGCGAGCGCAGGCTCCCACCACCAGCCGGTGACCGCCGCGCTCAGGAGAACAGACTCCGCCCACTCGTCCCGGGGGTAGACCAGCGTTGCGCCTCGGTTTTTTCCCAAGACGCCGCTCCCCGTAAAGAAACCCGGGTGCGGTTCCTTCCGACACCCGGGCGCTCGTTCAACAAAACCGCGGACAGATTACGAAGCCGATCCCAAGATCACCGGGACATCCGGCAGGTCGACCTCGCTGAGACGCAGCTTCAGGACCTCCACGGCCTTCAGCACAGCCCCGACGAGCACCTCCTCCATGTCGGCTTCCTGAGCGACCAGGGTCACGTCCAGGTTCCGCGGCTCGACGTCGACAAACACCTCGACGGCGTCACCAGCGGAGACGTCCGGATCGAGAAACGGACGGACATGGAAGGCGCAGGCGTTCGGGATCTCCCCGTTCGCCGACGTCACCTCCGCGTCGATGTCCCGGCCGAGGCTCTCCTTGCCGCCCTCGCGCATCGACCGCGTCCGCTGCTCGGTCTTCGCAGAGAGACTCTGCAGGGACCGCTCGAGCGCCTTGGACGAATCGGTCGCCCCGGCCCGCATGTCGATCCGGAGCCACTTCCGGACGCCTTCGACCCCCATCGTCGGCTGCTGCTTCAGGCCGAGCAGGCACTTCCACTCCGGGGACAGTCGGTGCTTGTAGACACCGGAGGCCAGGTGCAGCGATGCCGCGTTCTCCTGAAACGACAGGACGACTTCGTTCCGATCCACGAAGATGACCGGGTCGCCGCCGAACTTTTCCTTGGCGACCTTGGCGGCCTCGGCCACGCCCTGCAGCGTCTCCAAGTTGTAACGCCGCTTCTGCTGGACCGGGATCTTTTCGTAGTCCTCCTTGCCCGGGACCTTGACGATCACCATGCCGGGGACGGTCGTGTAAAAGTGCAGGCCGCCGCTGTGCTGCTGCTCCTTCACTAGATCCCGAATCTCCGTCACGACGCCGCGCGCAACGGTCTGCTGCGACGTCACCTTCTCCTGTTCCTGACTCACTGAGAACCCTCCGAAATGCCTGAGTAATCACCTACCGCCAAGCCGAACACCGGCCGGGGCTACTCACTCCTTGTCGTCGTCGCCCTCCTGCGACTCATCCTCATCGTCACCCGGCGTGATGTCGTTGAACACCATCTTCTTCATCGCGCCGTTGTTCTCCATCCCGTAGGACTTCGACTTCCGGGGCGGCGTCTTCCCGGACACCTCGAACTCGAACAGGACCCGATCGCCCTCGTCGTCCGCCGGGGCGAACTTGAGCTTGATCGTCACCTCCCGCGGCTTCTTCTCGTTCGGGCGGTTGTAGATGTCCGCCGACGCGATGCCGATCTGCTGCTGCACCACCCGGGACAGCTTCTCGCTGTCCATACCGGCGAGCTGGGACAGATTGACGTCCTGCCGATTCAACGCCGCTTTCGTGCTCATGAGACCCTCCAGAATCCAAGGAAAACAGAAACCGTCCGACTTCAGCGAAGGAGGGAGTTTACCCCTACATCACCTTCGGAACAATCGCCGGGTCGTCCGTGATCGCCGCAGTGACGGCGGTCACCTTCCGCTCCCGGCACTTCGCCGCGATCTCGGCCTGCACCGTAGGCGCAAGCTCCTGCCACGCCGTTTGCGGGATCGTCATGATCCCCCCGGTCTTCATGGTCGAGACGGCGATGTCGATCGCCAGCCCCCACCGCTCGCCGTCCGAGAGCTCCGTGAAGTATTCCTGATCCGCCCGGTCGGTCTTGACCACCAGCCGGCCGGACTCGTCGAACTTGATCGGCGACGTCTCCGGGATGATCTTCCCGAGCAGCTTCTCCACTCCCTTCGCCTTCTCGCGGAGCGCCTTCGCTCCCTCCTGCGCGGCCTTGATCTTGGCGACGATCTCCTTCTGCAGCTTCGCGTCGGCCAGCCGGACCCGGGCGGCGGCATTGTCGGTCCGCTCCTTGAGCAGCGTCTCCTCCTTCGCCCGCTCTCCGTCGATCACACCTTGGTTGTCGGTCGTCATCCGGGACTCGAACATCGCGAGCAGCGACTTCCGGGAGGCCGCCGCGGCGACGTTCTGCTGCACGACCTCCAGGCGAGCAGACTCGGCTCTCTTCTCGGCAATCAACTCGTCCTGAGCGTCCTCCGCCAGTTTAATCTTGGCGGCGTACTCCTTGCTGATCTCCGCCAGCTTGAGGTTCCGCTCCTCGGTCAGCGCGTCGATCTTCGCCGTCCCAGCCTTGATTCTGTCGCCGAGCTCGGTGATGCGGTCCTGCACGGACTCGACCGTCTCATCCGAATCCGCCGCCCCCTTGGCCTCCTCGTACGCGGCCCGGTTCTCGTCGACCCACTTCTTGTCGGTCTCCGCCACCCGGATCTTCGCGCGGCAATCCTCCAGGTCCTTGTCGATCTCCGCGTCCGTCCGCAGCTCCGCCTCGCTGCCGACGCCGGCCTCGTTCAGCCGCTTGCTGATCGCGTCGTGCTCGCCCGTGAGCTCTGCGGCCTCCTTTTCGAGCTTCAAGGCCTTGGCGTTGAGCGCCTCCTTCACGCCCTGCACGGCCGCCACCGGGGCCCCATCGGTCCCCTTCGTGGCCGAGATGATCTCCGGCTGGTCGAGACCGCAGTCCTTGAAGTCCGCCACCGTGATCGACGCCCCGGTGATCTCCAACAGCCCCTTCGTCCGGTCCGCGTCCGCCGCCTTCAGATCCTTGATACCGGGGTTCACGAGCCGCGCGATGGACGCCCCGTCAAGCTGCTGGAAGGGACACTCCCCCTCCCGCCGGGTCGTCTTGTCCATCTTGATCGTCACGCCCAGGCCGACGACCTCCCCGCGGAGCGAGCCGTCGTGCTTCTCCAGCTTGGCCGGGCCCCGCCCCGCGACCATGTCGACCGCGAGGAGCGCCGTCGACTTCCCGGTCCCGTGATACCCCTGCAGGACGACCACGCCCCCCTCATCCGGGATGGGGATGTGCAGGTTCTCGATCGCCCGGACGTTCTGGATGTGAAGCGAATTCGCTGATTTCTGAGTCACAGTGTCACCTGTTGAGTCTGGATCCGAAAAACTCCTCCGGTGTCACCATGACCCCGGGCCGCGCCGCCTACTCTGCCCCAGCATTTTGACTGGTGGGCTCTTCAATCGTTTCCCGGGAAACGATTTCGTCACCCAACGGATCCATCACCGACCCCAGATCCGGCAGCGGATTCGCCGGCCGCCGGTCCGCTTCCCACCGCCGGACCATCGCCGCGTGCATCTCCGCCGTGAGCTCCGCCTGTGTGAGCGGCTCCTCCTTGGTCACCATTTCCAAAAGAAAGGCTTCCTTGGCGGCGCCGGGTGTTGCCGCCACCGCGAAGAGCTCCTGCCCCCCCTTGAGCTGGTACTTCACCACCACGCCCTTGATCTGGCAGACGTGACCGTAGGCCATTTCCACCCGATCCGTCACCAGCGTTGGAGCCTTGCGCGGCGCCGACTTCTGCCGGCCGCTCTCCTCCGCCTGCTTCTCCGTTGCCTGATCCTGCGTCACCTGCTGATCCGCCATACTTGCCCTCGTACCTCTGAAGGATGTCCCGGCTCGTTCGCCGGACCTCTTGCTTCCAAACCGGACTGCCCGGTTTGGGCATGTTGTCGATGACGTAGAACTTCATCGACCGCATGTCTCGTATCCCGGAGACCCGCTTCCGGACCCCGTTCTGAATCGCCACAACGTCGTCGCAGACCTGCAGGTGCGGGTGCGCCGACTTGAGCCGCCCGCATAGCTGGCCGAACGTATTCGCCCGGACGCCCTTACTCTTCGAGGAGGGGTAGAACAGGCCGTCCCACGCCTTCTGCATGTCCTTCTGATCCGTTCGGACCCGGATCTTGATCGCGTCCCCCTCCACCGGCAGCAGTCGCCCGTCCTTCTGGATGACGATCCGCTCGCTGGCGTCGAACTTGTTCTTGCAGTACGGGCAGGTGTTCCCCAGCTTGGTCCAGACCTCCCATTTCACCGGGCGATGGCACCGCGGGCAGCACACCGGCTGATGGTCAAGTCCTTCCTTGAGCCGCTCCCTGGCCTTGTCCTTCAGGATCTTCGCCGTGTCCCCGAGCTCCCAAACCCGGTCGGCGTTCGGGCTCCCCAGGCCGAGGCCATACAGGTTCCCGCCGTGATCCTGAATGATGACGTGGTCCATCCACGGGCGATTGTGGTCCGCGCGCAGGACTCGCCCGCAGGACTGCACCCACGGGACGACGCCCCCCATCTTCGTCGCGAAGATCGCGTGATACAGGAACGGCCAATCCACGCCCTCTCTCATAACGAAGCGATTCGTGACAACCTTAATGTGCCCCTGTCGGACCTGCTTCTTCAGTTCCTTCCGGGACGCGCGGGTGGACGGAATGTACTCCCGCTCGCCGTCCTTCTTCCGGCCGTAGTAAATGTTCCCCCCGTCGATGTGGGCGGCGGGGATTCCCTGGCGGTTGAACTCCTCGCAGAACCACTTCGACGACTCGACGCACGGCGCGAAGAGGATCGTCGGGAGCGCCTTCGGATTCAGGGCCCGCCATGTGTCGATGATCGAGCCGACGACCTGCTGCTGCGTGAACAGCCGGGCCATCTCGTCCTTCTTCTCCCCGTACTTCACCCGGCGAATGTGCTTCAGGTCGAGCTCGTTCGGCGTGTGGCACTCGGCGATCAGCGCTCCCTTGACCTCCCGAAGCATGGACAGCGTGCAAAGCGGCTCCAGATGCCGGAACCAGCGTCCGAGGCCGATCGGCGTCGCCGAGAGACCGATGACCGGATACCCGCGGTCGAGTTGCCGCTGCACCCGCCACTGCAGGTACTCCGGCATGTTGTTGTGGACCTCGTCGATAATCAGGACGTCCGCCTGATGTGGCTCCCACCGCTTCTCCTTCACCGCCTTCGCGTCCGTCTGGACGATCGTCACCTGCCCCCGGCGCTCGAGGTTGGGGCGATACCCTGCCCCTCGAACGCCGAACTCCAGCCCCTTCTCGCGGAACTGCCGGAAGGCATCGACCGTCTGATCCAGCAGCGTCCGCCGGTTCGTCATGAACTCCCACGACAGATTGGACGGGACGCACCAGTCCTGAACGCACATGGCAGCCATCGTCGTCTTGCCGGACCCGGTGGGTGAAGAGCCGACGACGGCGAGTTTCGACTGCGCGCGGTCGATCAGCCGATCAACCCCGTCGCGCTGCATGTCGTCCCAATCGGACATTGCCTATCCCTGGAAGTCGGTCAGGTGCGCGTCGATCAGGTCTTGGACGAGTTCCGCCGCCCGCTCGAGCGACGTCTGCACGGCCAGCGTGTTCGGAGTCCCTCCGGGAGCGCCGATCAGTTCCTCGATCTTCTTGATCTTGGAGCCGAGGGTGTCCCGGATGATCCGCTTCATGTCGGTCGCGATCCCGAACGCCTGGCTGACCGGCAAGTCCGCCGGGGTCTCCCGCGGGGCGACGACGGGGGCCGGGTTCTTCCGCGGCTTCTCCTCGGCCGGCTTGCTCGTTGTGGTCCGCCTCTTCTTCGGCTCCGCCGCCTCGATCCGGTCCCGCTCTTTCAGGACGGTCTCGGCCAGGTCCATCGCCGGGCGAATCCCCTCCTCCTCGAGCACGGCGTCGATGGCCGCCTTGTCTTCCGGGTGCGCGACCTCCTGAGCCTCGGCAATCTTCTCGGCCCGGTGGACCGTCGACTTGCTGGTCCCCATGGCCTCCGCCACGTCCGACATGCTCTTGCCGGTCCGCTTCCGCATCTCGGCGATCATCCGGACCTTGATCTTGTCCGTGATCTTCCGGTAGAGCTCAACATCGTTGTCCGACAGGAGCTCGAATTCGGCCTCCATCGGGCTGTCGATCAGATCCCACCGCTCGATGACCTTCACGTCCGCGAACCCGGCCAGATGCGTCGCGAGCGAGCCGCGGTGCCCCTTGATGATCGTCCCCGCCGGGAGCTCCGTGCCGTCCGACGCGATCGTCTTCTGGGGCAGGATCTCCGTCCGCCGCTGCTGCCCGTGCTCCCGGATCCGCTCGACCAGGGCGTCGATCCCCGGCTCGAGGGGGCCGAACACTTCGGCGTTCAGCGGGTGGGGATGCAGGTTTTCGTACTTCCACTCGTTCAGACGTGGGGGTCGGCTCATTCGCTCATCACTCCGCTCTGCCGGGCCAAGTCTTCTGGAGGAGCCTTGCGCTGCTCCAGTTCATCCATGACCCGCTGGCAGAAGTACGGATCGTCAAGATGTGGACGGTCAACGGTCGGGTCGCCAAGTACCCAGCGGCAGAAGTCGACCCACTTCTCCCGCTTCGGCGTGATGGCCTGCATTTCGGCCTCGAACATCGCCTTCACCCGGGCCCCTTGGTTTTGCTCCTTGGCTGTGGTCAGGATCGCATCGGCCGCCGCAGCGACCTCGTCGTTCGCGTACTCCATCGTCTCGTCCGAGCGATGCGCCGCCGAAAGTTCCGACGTCGTCCGCCAGGTCTTCGCCGCCCGGTGGATCGCGGTCTTCATGCACATGGCGATGTAGTCGGACTTCCAGACGTTCTTCTGGCTGTCGACCTCGTCCAGTTCCCCGCGGTCAACGTAGGTGTACGAGTTGTGCCCGCTCGTCGTCCCATAGGCGACGTACGCCCCGACGACATTCCTCCGGGACCCCTTGTCCCTCCGCGTCGGCGGACGGCGATGCCGGAAGTGGTGGCCGTTCTCGTCGCTCCAGAGCTCGAACTCCTCCCCCTCGAGAACGACTTGCGGCGTGTGGATGATACCCAGATGGTTCGACCGATACCCGAGCTCCATCCACCCCTTGTAGCCCATCACGAGCTGAGCGCATGCGACCTCCTTGTCTTTGTCCCAGAACGGAACTAAGTAGCAGTGCCCCCTCGCCGCGCCCGGGGCCAGGCCAACGACGGCGCAGTTCATCGCCGCGACCATGACGGAGCGATAGTCGACGTTCGGCTTGAGGTTGTTGACCTCGGCCAGAAACGACGGATAGAAAGCCTGCCGCATGTGCTCCGGTACGAACGGGTCGAGCCGGATCAGGTCGGTTTTGAACTGCGCGGCCATCGAGTGCTTTACGGCCGGCAGGACGATCATCTCACCCATCTCAGTAATCCTCCGGCTCGCCAATCACAGAATCCGGGTCGAAGAGATCCGGCTTGAACCACTGCGGGGCGACCAGCGGGTTCCCCTGATTCCGCTCCACGCGGTCGTACCAGAACGGCAGCGCCTCCATCGAGGCCGGGTCCACCCCGTTTTCCTTGCAGGTGGAGTAGATTTCGGCGAGCGTCGTGTACGCCATCGCGACCTGCACAAGCCCCGGCTTGATGTAGGTCTCGAAGTCGAGGTCAAAAGCGTAAGAGTAGTAGGGCCACTTCTTTGAGACGACGATGTGCCGGAAGGTCGGGTCCCAATCCTTCCACTCCTTGACCGTCCGGAGCCCGTAGGAATACAGCGCCGCGGACTGGTAGTACCGGAGCCGCCGGACCTCGTGATCGAACTTGTCGCGACTCTCGGCGAGGGACGTCTTCAGGTCCCAGATGCCCATGTCCTCGTTCATCTCCCGGCAGAGGATGTCGAGGCGGATCTTCGAGGCGATCCCGTGCGGCCCGTCGAACAGGACCGTCTGCTCGACCTTCTTCCGGGGAGTCTCAATCAGCCGGCGGATGGTGGCGTTCGCCATCGCGCCGTCCCGCATCCCGAGGATCTGTTTCTGCTGCTGCTCGCTGATGAACCAGACGTCCGGGAACTCATTCATCTCGTCCTGAGCGGCGTGCGAATTCCGCCGGCTTTTCAGGACCCGCCAGTTCCGGTTCCCCTCGAGGAGAAAGTCGTGGAAAATCGTCCCGAGCTGCATCGGCCCGACCTTGCGGTCACACAGCCGGCCGGACTCGACGTACTCCGGATGAAAGACGTTCCAGAAGTAAGCCCGCGGCCCCTGCGCCGTCGACAGCCACTTCATGCTCGTTGATCGAACCCGCGTCCGGTCGGCGTTGTAGGTGTCGTGATCCCACTTCACCATTTCGCCGGAAACATTCGGCTCGTCGCCAAAAGAGTCCATGTGTCACCCGTGTCCCGTTCCAGCCAGCGGGCGAAATATTAACCGCATGCCCGAACAGATCAAGCCTACTTCGTCTTCGCGAGACGGAACAGATCGTCCAGCCGATCATCGTTCCAGCCGAACATCAGGGCCAGGCCGATAACGGTCTGATGATCCCGCCGCACTTCGGCCGCCTCGAAGTCGTCCCGCAGATCCTCGTCGTTCGCTTCCACGATGTAGGCCTCGAGCACCGGGAGCGTGTAGCCGTACTGCGGAGCCCCCTCAACCATCAGGGTATCGCGCATGGCTTTCCGCAACTGGAACATATAGACCGACTCCGGGCAGGGCGGAGCGTTCCAGTCCCAGGCGGCGAGGATCGCGTTCCCCGCGGCCTGCTGCTCAGGAGTGGCTCCCTCCGCGAAGTCGATCCGGTCCTTTGCCATGCCGACAAACGGCACCCCCGCCGCGACGAGCCGCCGGCTGAGATCCTCAAAACTGCCCCGGCACTGCAGCATCTCCTCGATCGTCGGAATCAATTCCAGACCCCCCCGCCGAACGTGTAGTAATAGTAGTTCGAGTTCCCGGACCCCGTCGCAGATTCCGTCACGTAGTAAATGTTGTAGCCACCAGCCGGGGCGACGACCAACGGGATCGCCAGCCCGGGGATGATTGTGCTGTTCCAGTCGAGCCACTGGATGTGCGCCGTCGTGACGCTGCCAACGCCGACCCGCGCCCCCTGCGACCCGGCGCCGCTCGCGTTAAAGGCAGCGTTCAGCGTCAGGGTGGCCGAGTTCCGCGGAATGCACGTCACCCACTCCAGGCAATGCGTGCTGGCGTTGTTCCAGCCGCGCACGGTCGTCGAGCTGTAGGTGTGGTTCGTAGCGTCCGTGCGGTTGAAGTGGCGAATCGCCGGGCGCCACAAGTTCGACACAAACCGCTTCGTCTGAGAGTCCTCGGTCTGATTCGTTGCCGTCGTCCGAATGGTCCCGAGGAGAGTCGCCTGGTTCGCCGAGATCGACACGCTCCCCATGACCGTCGTGAAACTCGACGTGTTGACCCAGATCCCGTTGAGCAGCGAGAAGGCGGTGTTCCGGGCGGTATCGCTCGTCCATGCGAGGGCCAGGTCGATGACGACAGCGGAGCCCGACCAGTACGCCACGACGTCGTAATTCTTGCCGGAGGTCAGGCCGGAGATGGAACGACTGAGCTCAGCGAAGGTTCGAGGGACGAACCGCGTCCCGTCATAGATGCAGACCACGTCCCCGCCGTCCGGGGTGAAATAGATCGTTGATTTCGCCGACTGGTCGGAAGTCGAGACCGGAACCCCGCTCTCGAGGGTCAGCCGCCCGCACACCAGGAACGCCGCGTTCGCGAGCCCGACCAGCGCCCGCCCCGCGGCGGTGAAGTCCGTCATGGCCGACGTTGTGGAGCCGGTGTAGTACGGGAGCTTGTTCGCCGCCGGGGTGTTGCCGGCGAGCGCCTGCAGCCCGGCATCGTACGCCATGACGTGAACGCCATACTCGAGCTGCAAGGCCGACCGGGCCCCTGCCGGCGTGTTCGAGCCCGTTCCGCCGTAGGCCACGTCAACCGCGGTCCCTGCCCAATACCCGGTCGTCACCGTCCCGAGCGTCGTGATCGACGTCTGCCCGGCGTAGCTGGAGTGGATGTCGATCGTCGGCTGGCCGCTCACCCCGTCCCCGTTCGTCACCGAGATCCGGCTCGCCGTCCCCGTAATCGTCCGGGACGTGAAGGTGTCCGCCGCCGTCTGGCAGACCAGCCCGTTCGAGTTGTAGGCCGCCAGCGCCGCCAGCGTCGCGTCGTACGCCTGGACGTTGGTCCCGATCACGAGCCCCAAAGTCGACCGGACTGCTGACGCATCCACGTCGTCCAGAATCGACCGCGCGAAACTGGTGCAGGCGATCTCCTGAATCGTCCCGCCGCCGGAGCTGGATCGCCCCAGCAGGACGTCCGTCGTCGACGTGGCCTGCATCTTGGCGTAGGTCACCACGCCGTTGTCGATCGTCCAGACGGTCCCGGTCGAGGAGACCGTGATATCCCCCTTGTCGCCGTCCGTCACCGACACGCCCGTCGCCGAGAGCGTCCCGCCGCTGAAGCCGAGTCCGGTCCCCACCGTCACCGCGGTCCACGTCGAGACCCCTGAGCGGTAGTAGATCGTGTTCGTCCCGGTCAGCGCCGCCAGGGCCGAGAGATCCGCGTCGAAGGCCTGCACGTCGGAGCCGATCGTCAGCCCCGTCACGGCGAAGGTGACCGTGTCCGTCGAGGCGTTCGTCGTGATCGCGATGTTCGCCCCGGCCGCGAGCGTCAGCGTGTCCGTCGTCGCGTCGGCCACGACATTCGACTGCCCCGAGACGGCGATCGTGCTGAACGTGTTCTGGTCCCCCGTGTTGGTGCCGGAGGTGTCCCCGAGGATCGTCAGGTGCGCGTCCGTGACGTACCGCTTATTCGTGCTGTCGGCCACGTCCGCCGTCGTCAGCACGACCGCCCCGGTCTGCCCATTGACCGACGTCACCGGCGCCGAGCCGGGAACCCCAAGCTGGAACCAGTCAGCCGGGTCGCTCGGATCGTTCGCCCCGCCGAGGATCCACGACGACCCGTCGTCCGTCTGGATCGCCACGTCCCCCCGCTCCGCATCCGTCAGCGCGAGCCGGGCCGTCTCATCCGCCACGACGAACGTGTCCGTGATCGCCAGCGTCGAGGCCGCGATCCTGGCATCAACCGCCGAGTTGAAGTCGGTGATCGCACTCGACGTGTGCGTGTGGTCACCGGCCGCCACGTCCCCGGAGCCGGTCCCCACGTCCCGCGTCGCCGAGTTCCCCAGGCCGAGGTTCGTCCGCGCGCCGCTCGCCGTCGTCGCCCCCGTGCCGCCGTAGAGGATGCCGACCTGCGTCGCCTGCCAGGTCCCCGTCGTCACGGTCCCCAAGGTCGTGATCGAGCTCTGCCCGACATACGTCGCCGCGATGTCGAAGGTCGGATTCCCGACGGTGCCGTCCCCGTTCGTGACGGTGATCCGGTTCGAGGTGCCGGTCATGGTCCGGGCCCCGAAGGTGTCGGCCGCGGTCTGCACCATGAACCCGTTCGTGTTGAACGCCGCGAGAGCGTCCAGCGTCGAGTCCCACGCCTGCACATCGGAGCCGATGTCGAGGCCGTCCACCGCGATCGTGACGGTGTCCGCTCCGGCATTGGTCGTGATCGCAATGCTCGTCCCCGCGGCGATCGTCAGCGTGTCCCCGGGCTGATCCGCCACCACGTTCGACTGCCCCGCGACGACCAGCGTCGTGAAGGCGTTCTGGTCCCCGGTGTTCACCCCCGAGGTGTTCTGGACGACCGTCTGCTGCGCGTCCGTGAGGTACTGCCGGTCCGTCGAAGGAGCGATGTCCGCAGTAGTCGCATCCGCCCCGCCGGTCACCAGCCCCTTGACGTCGTACGTGATCTTCGTCTTCGTCGCCGCAGTGATCGCCGGGTTCTCGTCCACCTTCCCGGCCAGGTCTGTCGTGAGGTTCGTCACCGCAGACTGCGGGATGCCCGCGAAATTCGACTCCACCACGCCGATCTTGATTGTGTCCCCGTCCAGCGTGACGGACACATCGTTCGCCGCGGCGGCGAGCGAGAAGAACTGCAGATCGACGCCAGACTTCGCCTTGAAGACCCCCTGCCCCGCCCCGACGTTCGACGCGGTGTTCGCCTCCCCGCTTCCAGAGACGGTCGCCCACTCGGTGTCGTAATCGGTGCCGCTCGCCTTCACGAGCGCCTGCCCCGTTGTCCCGCCGACCGGCACCCCAACGCCCTGCGGACCGGGGAGCCCCTGGTTGACGTACAGCGTCCGCGTCTGGAGGGCCTTCTGGACGAGCCGCATTCGGGTTTGACCCATCACCCGGTTCGACACCGGGCGAGTCGTCAGCCGGGTCGGGCCGCTCTGCCGGAGCGTGATGTTCGTCGTCCGCTGGATCAGATTGGTCATTTATTGAGCTTTGCGGTTCCGCGGGCGAACGGGATCACCGCCCCGTCGTTCCGCAAGCGGTCAATCTTGATCTTGGCACCATCCGGCCAGGACTGCGGGCCGGCACTGCTGAAGTCCGGCATGAGCTGAATCTTCCCGCTGAGCGGGGTGATCGAAATCTGGGCGTTGACGTCGTCGGACTGAGCAGTCCACAGCACGTTGCCGCCGTTCGGGTCGAAGATGGTAGCCCGCGCCTTGTCGGCCACGCCCCCAGACGTCCCGTCGCTCGTCAGCAGGATCGGGTCCCCGGTGTCCTCGTCCGTGAGCTCGAACTCCTCCCACGTCAGAGCTTCATCGTAGACATCGAAATGGATGACCGGGACCTTCATGACCTACCCCCGCGCGAAAGTTCAGACGTCCGCGCTATCGTAGTCCGCCGAGAGCGTGATGTCCCCGTCCGCGTTGCCCACGGCCTTGACCCACGGCACCCCCAGGACTTCCGCCGGGACCGCATAGCAGCCGGCCGTCCCGTCGATGTTCGTCGACGTGATGGCAGTTCCGGTCGATCCTTGGATCGCGGCGAACGCCCCGTCCCGCGTCGGTGACCCGTACCACGTCAGCGTCGTAACGCTCGTCGAGGCCGGGACATGGACGTGCGCGGCGCGGCAGCCGGACATGCGAACTGCCTTCGCATTCACGAGCTGATCGCTGATGAAATCCAGCCACAATTTCGGGAAAAGCATCGCCGTCTCCTCGGTCACCCGGGGGACATGCTACCGGCAAATCGTTTCCCGGGAAACGCTCAGGACCAGATCAGCCCGGTTCCGAAGTCATCCTGCAGGGTGGCGAAGCAATGGCCGACCGCCGCGCAGTCGAAACCCGCGCGAGTCCACCGCATGCACTCAATCGACTCGGTCGACAGATCGTAGAGCCCGTTCGGCACCCCGCAGTCGTGCCAGATCCCCAAGCCATCGAGCAGCGGCGAGAACCGGGTCCAGTCCGCATAGGCCGCCCCCGGGCCGTGGTCCCCGTCGATCACCAAGATGTTGATCTTCCGCTCTCCCAGGATATCCCGGACCCGTTCCATGACTTCCGGCGAAGACGACAGCCCCTCGATGACGTGAACCCGGAACCCTCGATCTCGGACGATCTTGGCCGAATCCTGCAGGTCATCCCACGCCCGGGCCCCGCCACCGCCCGGGCCATCCGGGGCGTCAATGCTAATCAGCAGCCCCCCGGGCTTCACCCACTGGCTCGCGTGCAGCAGCGTGCCGCCGCGAAAACCCCCGATCTCGAGGTAGACCCGCCGCGTCGAGAGTGACTGGACGAACGGGGCCGCCATCGACAACTCCTTCATCGACCACACGGGGGGCGGCGGGAACTGGCTTTTGATTCTTGGGTCGAGGATGACCGGCTTGAGTCGCTGCATGGGGTTTCGGCGCGAGGCCGTTCAGCATCCGCCAGTTCTCAACGCACAAGACCGATCGCCCCGTCACCCGGGCAATGTGCTCGGCTTGCCGCGAACTGGACTCCACGAAGCATACCACCCCCGTAAGCCGCTGCAGCGTCCTGGCCTTGAATTCTGCGTGATTGAGCCGGGAGTCGTCTGGCAGCATATGCAGGCCGCCATGCTCGACGCCGTGCCGCGACAGCCACTCCTCCGTCTCGGCGCGATACCGCTCCCGCCGGCCGGTGACGATCGCCTGGATCCGGACCCGAGGCAGGTGCAAGGGGAGCACGTTCCGCAGGAAGTCCTCGTACGCGACCCGCGCGACCTCGTGTGCCTGCTCTGGACCCGTCCAGTCCTCACAGATCACCCCGTCCATGTCGAACGCGCACAGCTTGGTCGAATTCACGCTAAGCCATTGCCAGTGAAAGAGTTGAGGATTCTGGATCTCGCATCCGACGAAGTCAGTGTGCTGAATCCCCTGGTCCCGGGAGTACGGCGTCGCCGTGTAGAACGGAACCTTAATCAGCGGCTTGAGTTCCTTCCACGTCTTCCCCTTCCCGATGGAGTCGTCGACGATCAGAACCTTCCCCTCCGCGGGATTCAGGATCGGCCGGCTGACCTTCGGTCGATAGGAGTTCTGCGTCCGCCCCATGCACTCGTCGATCGTGATAAGCGGCAGATGCAGGTGCTTCGCGAGCAGGGCCGCCGCCGGGAGTCCGGACCGCGGGACGCCGGCCACGGCGCGGATGTCTTTCGGGAGTCTCGCGGCCAGCCTCGCGCACTGGACGTCGAGATCGTTCATGTCGGCCCACGTCATCCGCTGATCCGGGATCCCGTCCTTCCAGGGGTCCTTCGTGACGATCTGCGCCGCCCGCCGGCCGGAGTTGTCCCCGTGCCCCAGGGTCGAGTGCTTCGCGACATGCTGGGCGAGGGACGGCTGCCAGACCCACATCGTCAGGTTGAGCGTGTCACAAATCTTACCGATCGCCGTGTCGGAGTTCTTGATCCCCGCCCCGCTCTGGTTCCCGTTCGCCCCGCGCCACTCGAGCGCGATCCGGTGATTGATGATCCGCCGAAGGGACTCCCGCGGGAAAGCCAGCGCGCACGCCCCCCAGAACCCGCGGGTGACAATCTGGTGCGCGCCGCGGGGCTTCTGGACCCACTTCAGCTTTCGGCCCGGGTACTTCGGATTCTTGATCGCCTTGTCCGCCGCGAGCAGGCTCGGGTAGTCCTGCACCATTGACCCGTCAGGCCGGACAACGTGGTAGCGGTACTGGTAGTGTTTCGCCGTGTAGAAACTGAAGAACCCGGTCGTCTCTGGCGTCGCCGGGAACACCCCGTTCGCCTCGGCGAAGCGCTTCGACTCCAAGTGGAAGATCGTGTCGTCTTGGACGGTCATGACGATCTCGGCGTCCGGGAACGACGCGATCAGGTGCCGGGACATCGCCGTCCAGTTCCCCCAGCAGCCCATCCGCTTCTTCCACTGGACGACCTGCAGGCCGAGTTGCTTCGCCGCCGTGACGTCGGTCCCGGGTTCCGCGAAGACGATCGGCCGCCACCCCGCCGCCACCAGCGACGCGAGGCACTGCCCCAGAGTCGACCCGCGCCGCGGCGCCGTTGTCACCCCCACCACCCACCGGCCATCGTCCATCGGAGCTGTCACCTGCCCCTCCCTTTCTTGACACGTCAGGCACGTCAGGACGCCCCGCTGACTGGAGGCTCTGACCGTGCATTTCTTCTTCAGCATCAGGCAGTCGCAGAGCGTGTGCGTCCGGGCCCCTTGGCATGGCTGGCACACAACGATCTCGTCGGTCGGAACCCGGAAGGCGCACGGCCAGCGGTCGGCCGCTTGCTCCTCCGTCAGACCGTTCCCGACGTCCACCCCGACCCGCTTTTGCCAGTCTTCGTAGAAACGGCGGTACTTCTCCACCGTTTCCGGGGGAAGATCGGAGTCTCCGGCCAGGACGTCCTCGATGTACCTCACTCTTGCACCGTGAAGTCAAAGCCACCCAGCGAGGGGGACGTGAAGCTGCAGATCAGGGAGATCGGGTCAGCACTGACAATCGTGACGGCGACGCTGCCGCTCTCGGGGGGTGATGCCGGACCGCCAAGAGAGTATTTGACGTACGTCCCGCTGTACTCCCCCAGCGCGCAGCCGATACCGATCTGGAACTGGAAGAACCCGATCGGCGGGACCGGCGTGCAGAGGCCGCCGTATGTCGTCCCGCCGCCGCTCAGGAGGGTGCCGGTCAGTTCGCCGGCCACATCGAGAGTTGCAACGCCGGCCTTGCACGGCGCCGTCCCCTCGTCGCTCGACTCCTTCGCCGACCCGTCGCTCACTTCGCACCCCGCTTGAGCCAGGCTTCGTTCGCCATGAACTCGTCCCGGGTCCGTTCTGGGAACCGCACGCCCTTGAAGCCTTTGCGGATGCCGGTCAGTCGCAGGACGATCCGCATCGTGTTCCCGGGAACGCCGCTGTGCGAAACCGTCACCCGGCCATTTCTCGCGCGGGCTCCCACCGCGACGGCCCCGTCCACGGAGAAGCCGCAGACCTCAATCGTGTCCCGCTCGCAAACCTTCACGAACCGCGGGTCGATGTCAAAACTCCCGGACAACTCCCGCATCTCGACGACCATCACATCGTTGAAGCGGACCTCCGGGGATTCCTCGACGAACAGAGCCGCGTAGCCCCCGGGCGACCAGTCGGCCTTGACGACCGCGGTGTCCTTGCCGGTCCCCGTTCCGGTGTCGCCGGTCCCCGTGCCCGTTCCAGTGTCGCCCGTTCCAGTGTCGCCCGTTCCAGTCCCGGTGTCTGTCGCCGTTCCAGTCCCCGTGTTCGAGCTCGAGGAGTCGGACTCGTCGTCGTCATTGACAGCGATGACCTCCCACGTCCCGTAGATTTCCGAGACGTAACAGGGAGTCCCCGAGCTGATCGTCCCGTAGATCCGATTCTTGACCTGGATCTCCGCGCCGGCCTCGCTCGACCCATACCCCTCGCGGAGCTGGAACGTCTTCGTCTGCCCCTTCTTGCACTTCTGCGTGCAGTACGCGACCCGAATCCCGGATCGCCCCATGATCTCGCAAAAGACGACGCCGCTCCCGACTGAGACGATCCGGCACCCGGCCGCCGCGCGCCGGAGCTTCCAACTGTCCGCCTTCGGCCCCCACTCGTCCCCGACAGCGGGCGTCCCATCCGCCGATTCGTACGCGATCCACTCGTACCGATTCGCGGAACCGAACCCCCAGCCAGGGCCGTCACTCGACACCGCGACCCGGGAGTTGACGACCCACGGATTCGACGAATTGACGATCTGGTCCCCGGAGGCCACCTTCCTCCCCGTCGCCGGGGACGCCACGTACGCCAGCCCGACGATCGCGTAGGACGGGATCGTCTCGCCGCTGTCGTTTCGAAAGCTGATCGGGGTCATTCACGCCCACGCATTCTGCGCCGCCGGTATCCGGAGCTCGCGTAGTATGGCTCGGACATAGCGTTCCGATACCGGGCCCAACGCGGGATGATGCCGATGATGCACTCCGAGTTCTCGGTCCCCTGCGTGATGCAGTAGCCGTCCCCGGGGTCGCCGCAGTCCACCGTCCAGGTCACCGCCCGAATCTTCCCTGAGAGGCCGATCGCCTGAAGGTTCGCGTAGGTGATCGCCGTCGCCGACTGCACGACGTAGCTGTTCGCCCATGCCGCCAGCTCAATGTCGATCGTCCCGGTCAGGGCCGTCTCGTTCGTGATCGTGTCGTCCAGCGTCTCCCCGGTGTAGACGCCGCGGATCATCGCCCGGTACTCCTCGCGGAGCCGGCCCTCGGAAGGAACCCCGTTCGACGCGATCGTGAGCGTCTGGTAGTACCGCAGGAAGTTCTTCGTCTCGTCCTGGACGTAATGGGCGGTGGTCAGGTAGAGCGTCGCCGGGAGGATCTGGTCGTTCGATTCGCTGACCTTGACGACCGGAACCGCGAAGAGAATGTACCCCTTCTCCCGGTTGATCGTGAACGGCGTGTCGACCTGCGTGAATTCGGCCGAGTTCTCGAGCGCGTCCGGGGCCGCCTGAATCAAAAACGTCCCCTCCACCAGCGCCGGCGCTCGGTACTGCTCGTTCGCCGTGTTGTAGGTCAGCAGCCTCTCCCGCTCGAGGGGCAGGCAGTGCTCGACCGACGCCGGGATCGTCCCGTCCGCGAGCTCCCCTCCGACGATCGAGGCGATCTGATACATCCGGTAGATGTACCGATTCGCGAGGCCGTACGCCTGCGCCCCCGCGGTCGGTATCAGGTTCGTCAGGTCCCCCTCGCCCGTCGTGTTCACCCCGCCGTGCGCCGCCCAGCCCTCCGCCGGCGCATAGCTCAGATCGTCGATCGCCTTGATCTGCCCGTCCGTGTCCGGGGCAACCGCCTGCAGGACGAACTTCGTTTCCCAGATCGACCGCCCGCAGATGATCCCGATGATGTCCGGCCAAGGGTCGAAGCTCGTCCCCACCGAGACGCTCATTTCCGTCCCGCCGGTCGGCAGCGACGCCCCGGCGTTCAGCCGGACGACGACGAACGTGTCCGTGAAGAAGTTCGGTGCGACGTCGCAGCCGTACCGCGCCATGAGCTCCTGGCACTCAACCCAGGACTTCCGCCCCCGCCACTCGACGTGCGGGTAGTCGTCCGCCGGAAGGGCCGTGCAGTCGACGGTCTCCCCCATGGAATCGAACAGTTCCGACACCAGCTCCCGGGCGGACTTCTGCGTCGCCGAGTCGACCGTTCCGTCTGGGAGCGGGACATTCCACTCCCCAACGCAGATCGGCTTCTGCCACCGCCAGCGGCGATCCTTCAGGTAGTTGACCTGGATCGTTCGCTCACCGTTCGCCCGAACCCCTGTCTCGGACAGGAGCGCCCCGGTCAGCGTCAGCGACGTGGAGGCATCCGACAGGACCAAGCTTCCGACCGTCGTCGAGATCGTCTGCGGAACGGTCTCCACGACGGCGACCCCCGGCTGCATCCCATGGACGCCGGTGTAGGTCCCCCGCCGCGTTCCGACGAGCCCCGGGAATGAAACGCTCAGTGACATCAGAAATCGAGGCCTCCCGTCGCTTCGCCGTAATACGACCAGCTACAAGGCCAGTTCCGATCGACCAGCCGGCCGCGGACCTGCGGACTGAGCCGGGACCGGCGGATCCCCTTCGGCTTCGGCGTCGCCAGTGGAAGCGGGAACGCTTCGTATGTCAGCAGTCCGACCGCGCTCCCCCACTGCCGGAACGCCTGCTTCGTGAACAGCTTTGTCGTTTGTGGTTGCGGGGTCGCCGTGAGGCACTCGAGGATCGCGTAGTCGGAGCTTCCGTCCCCGATGATCTCGAGACCCTCGCTGTAAGAGACGACCGTGCTCTGGGATGCGTCCGCGAACTCGACGTCGGCGACGAACGTGTAATGCCGGTAGTACACCCACTCGACCATCGCCCCGCGGGCCGAGCCCTCGTCGGACCAGGTGACGTTCCGGATCACCACGCCGTTTGTGCTGCCGGTCGCCGTGAGGATGTCGCTCGTCGGCGTCGTCCCGTTGTTGAAATACAGCCCTATGTCCCGGTTGTAGTCCTTCGAGTTGAACAGCGCGATCCGGGCGTCGACCGTCGTCTTGAGCGCGGACTGAGTCGCCTCCCGCACGATCCCGCTGATGACCGCCCGCATCCGGTAGCCGTTGAAATACCCGCGGGGCCCGATGATCCCCGTCTTCTCGACCTGGCGGAGCCGGACCTCGTTCTGCGGCAGTGACGTCGCGCCGACCTTGAGAATCATCCGAACGCCCCCGCCTGATTCTGATAGAGCGACTGGCTGAGCATCTCCTGCACTTCGCCCCGGGTCACCCCGCCGCCGCGGGCCGACTCCTCCGCCTCGTACTGCGTCGGCTTGTATTCCATGTTCGAGTCGGTGTACTTCTGCGCCATCTCCAAGAGCGTCGTATCATCCGGGCCCTCCGTCCGCTCCGGCTCGTCTACGGCATCCGGGTCCGGGGGCGGCCCGTCAGACTCCGCCATCGGAGACGCCTCGGCGGCGGAATCCTCCTGAAGTCCGAACTCCGCCATTCCCGTTGCCTCCGGTGGCGGCGGGACGTCCTCCTCTGGCGGATCAACCGGAACATCTTCGTCAGACCCAACTTGTTCCCCCTCCGGCATTTCTGCCGGCTCAGGCGGTGACGGCTCCTCCTCGGATGGCTCCTCCGGCGTTTCCCGGGAAACGATCATCTCTTCCGCTTCCGGCAGCGGCTCTTCCGCCTCCTGCCAGTTTTCGAGATCGTCGTCCATCGAGAACCTCCTGGATCACTCCCGCATTCCGCCGCACGATTTCGTCGTCCGGGAATACGCCCGTCAGTTTGCATCGCTGCCAGTGACGGAAGGCCAGCCGATTCTTCGGCGTAAACCCTTTGCGTGAACTGTAATGCCCCAACGGGCAATCGCCAGTCTCGCACAGGAGCGGCTCGTCCGTCCGCCGGTAAGGCTTCCCGTCCGCATCCCGGACCAGCCTACCTTCCAGCGGAGAGAACCACCACGCCCGGCACTGGCTGCACTCGACGTCGATCAGGTGCGGGTACTGCAGGGCGAACTCGACCCCGGCCCGGAGGTTCTCGACGTCCGCGAGCTGCGCGGCCGAGGAGTCCTGGCCGAAAATGATCTTCATGTCCTCCGGGAGCAGATCCCCGATCTCGCGCGGATGGATGATCCGCGTCCGGGCGATCTCCTCGAGGAAGCTCCAGCCGGTCGGCTTGTCGAGCGACCTGGCGATCCCCACGGCCTGCACCCGGGACTCGCGGACGAGCGGCCGGAACACGAGCTTCCGCCCGCCGGAAATCTCGGCCACCCGATTGTAGCCGTCCGGGATGAATTCCATGGCTCAAGCCGTCGTGTCGAGGGTGACGATCGTCGAGGAGGCTGCCTCGCCCTTGTAGACGCTCCAAGTCTGGTCGAATCGGATCTCCTGCCCACGCGGCGGGATCGGCGGCTCCTTGCCGTCCGCCTTCATGACGTCCCAATCGAACAGGACGCTCTTGCCCCCGCGGGTGAACTGCAGATCCCCGGCGATCCCGTCCGCGCGAGTCGCTCCCCACCCTTCGGCGATCAGATCCTCGTGCTCGGTATTCGCCGGGAAGTTGACGGAGACCTGCTCGATCCGGTCCCCGGCGTCGATGTTCGTGGGGTAGACCGAGTTGTTGTGCTCGACCGTCAGCCGGTTCGAAACCGAGTATTGGACCCGGGTGTACTTCCGGGCGGATCCGTCCAGATTGATGACCCCTTGGCTGTGAACGAACGGCGTCGAGTTGTTGGCGACCGGCGCCTCCGTGAACGTCGCGCCGTCCGAGATCGTCATGGCGAAGATCCGGAGGGACAGGATCAGCGCCGACCCCTTCACGCTGTAGAACTGAGCCTGGTCGACCTTGGCCCCCGTGTACGCGCGGATCGCCGCCGCCACCCCGCGGTCCCACTTCATGTTGAACGACGGAAGTGCCGTGTCCGTCCACTTGTAGGTCGTGTCGAGCGTGAACCCGATCAGGGGCAGCAGGACGGCCAGCTCCTCCGGGGTCGGCTGCAGGAGCACGTTCAGCCCCGGCGTGATGATCGACGGCGACTGGTCGTCGGCGGACCGCGCGCGGGTGCCGCAGTTCAGATCGTCGGAGTGATCCTTGATCTTCGCCGTGTCGATCGGAAGGATGCGCATGAAGCACATCTTGTAGCCGCCGATCGCGAACTGGCCGAACGCGGACTGTTCACCTTCGTCTGCCATCGCTCACTCCCCGTTGATCCCGCCGGACCGGCTGCTCGCCGCCCGCGGCTCACGCATCTTCACGACAACGGGCATCGCCCACAACGCCAAGCGGTGCCGCTGGAACCGCTGCTTCTCGACCCACTGCTGGCTCGGAACGGACATCCAGAGCAGGTCCGGGATCTCTCCGCGACAGTCCGTCTCGCTGAAAATCTGCCGGGCCTTCTGCTGCCAGAGGAGCCACCCCTGCAGCCGCTCCTCGTCCGGGCGCGTGCTCATGTCACGGTCGAAGAACTGGATCGTGATCGGGTAATCGACGTCGTCTTCGCAGTTCAGACTTCCGCCGACCGACGCCGTCCTCGCCGGGCTGATGACGACCCCCGGCCGCAACTCCCGCAGCCAGTCGTCGTTGCTGTCCTGGTCGAGCGTGAACGGGTGGACGACGATGTTCTCTTCCGGGATCGCCTCGATGCCAGGGAAGCCCGCGAACTTGACGTTCTTGAGCTCCGTCCGGATCCAGCAGATCGCCTCCCACTGGTAGATTCGTTCGCTCATACCGGGAGCACCTGCGTAATCGGAATCCAAGCCCAGGAGCCCCACTGCGGCGGACGCATCGCCTGGTCAGCCACCATGGCCCCCTCGAGCGCCATCAGGTAATTGTCCCTGCGGAACTGAAGCTCCGGGCCGCCTTTGGTGCCCTTCGCGAACTCGTACTCCGCCATCCGGACGAAGAAGTTCCACATCTCCGGGGGGACATCGAGCGGATCGGAGATCGAGTAGCCAAGCTGCGACCCGGCCCCCTCCATCGCCTCGTCCACCGTCAGCGACGTCCCGCTTCCGACCGCCGTGACGACCCTCGCGGCGACTGCGGGATTTTTCCCGAACTCCCCATCCGGCGGCGACTTGATCGACGAGAAGCGGATGATCGAACCGACCATGCTCTCCGTCCACGCGGTCCCGGCGCCGGTGATCGTCGTCCCGCCGTCCGACCACGTCGCGTTCCCGACGTTGTACTGGTACGAACCGCCGGGATACATCTTCGGCTCCGCGTCCCCTGGCGAAGCGTAGGTCATGAACTCGTACCGCCGGGCCGAAGTGGGCATCGGCGAGAACTCGATGACCTGGCGGCCGGCTCGCTTCTGGTCCCCGCGGATCGTGTAGCTCGAGGGATTGCCCGCGGTGTTCTGCCAGCTTCGGTACTGCAGGGCTTGATCCGGTGGCGTGTAGACGCACGCCGTCACGCCAGACGTCGGGACAAGCTCGGTGATCCGCCTGGTGTTCTGCGGGAGCGGGTACTCCGCGAGGAGGGCCTGGTACGAACTCCCCGAGGCGATCGCGGTGATCGGCGGCCCGGAGACGGTCAACACGGTCGAGCTCGTGATCGACGTCACGAAGTAGACCTGATCCGAGATCAGCAGCCGGCGGTAGAGCATGTCCGCCGGCCACGTCGCGCCGGTCAGCGTCACCACGCCGCCGGTCGTCATCGCGATCGTCCCGTCCGAGAACGGAGCAAGCGTCTGCACGGTCTGATGCCGGAGGTAGTACGTCCAGTTCCACTTCCCGGCAAAGTCCCGCCCAGCCTGCCGTACGGCCCGCCGGGCCCACTGCAGGTGCCGCCCCCGCGCGTCGACATCAAACGCCAGCAGCACTTCGTCCACGGCATCCTGCCATGTCGGAAGTGGCTGAGAACGATCAACGTCGAGTCGCTGGCTCATTTTCCCTTCGCCCCATGCTTATCGATGACGGCTTCCTTGAGTTCCCGGATCTTCCGGGGCTTCTCCTTCACCCGCGCCAGCAGGTCCCCGTCCGCGCGGAGCTTCTGGACGACCTGCTCATTCACGAGATCCGGGGCGAGCCGGTGGACCCGCTCGTGCGGATCTTTCTCCAGCGGCCGGGCCTTCACCCCGAAGTCCTCGCACACTCCCCCGGACTTCCGGATCCGCCGCTTGATGTCCCCCCGCGTTTCCGTGGGAGCGATCCACCCGTCCGGCGACTCCGCCCCCGTCGCGAGTCCGGCGTCGTAAGTCCAGTCCGGGCCGACAGGAACGCCCGCCTTCCGGGCCTTGGCCATCATCCGCTTGACCTTCTTCTCGCCGTACCGCTTCACCAGGTCGGAGTACCGGGTGGCGTTGTTGAAGGTCGTGTCGTCCCCCTTGATCCCGGGGAACTTCTTTGACTCGATGATCCCCTGCAAATTGGCGTCGAGCTCCTCCCGTTTCGTTTCCCGGGAAACGCGGAACTCCTCCTCGGTGACTTCCCGGCCGTTCACCCGGCGGCGGACTTCCCGCTTGAATCGCGCGTAATCCTCGGCCGTTCCAGCGAAGTCGGCCGGCGGAGCCTCGAGCGTTTCCTCGACCACGACGGGCTTTGACTCCGCCAGGGCCCGACGATTGCGCCGAACCCGGGCTTCCTCGGCCTTCGAGGGCGGACCCCCGACGCGAACGACTTGACCATCGACCACCTCAAAACGAATCCCCACAGTGTCACCCCTGCGTTGAAGTCTTCGGCTTGGCGGCGGCCATCTTCTTTGCCGTCGCCACCTTCGCGTCGCCCATTTCCGACTGCTGCCGGAGAGCGAGCTGCGACTTCAGGATAGCACTCTTCAGGTCCAGCGCCCCCTTCGCGCTGGTCAGGTCGAGTTGCTGACGCCCCTGCGCGGCGGCGAGCATCATCGACTGCCGGGCCTTGGCTCCATCGAGGGCCATCTGCTGCTCGCCCTTCGCCCCCTCGAGCGCCATCTCCTGCTGACCCTTCTCGAGTTCCATGTCCATTCGGATCCGGTCGTGCTCGAGTTCCTGCTCTCGCATCGCCATCTCGCCCTCGCCGTCCGCACCCGCGGCCTGAGCCTGCGCACCCTTGAGAGCGGCGTCGGCTTCCGTCTTCGCGATCTCGGCCTCGGTCATCCGGGTCTGCTGCTCCGCGACTTCCGGCGGAGGGGCCGGCGGCTGGATCGGAGCGAACTGGATCGGCTCCTTCCAGTTGAGTGCCTTCGCAAACTGACGCATCAGCACGTTGATTGGCTCGATCCCCTCCGGCGTCCCGGACTGCGCGGCAAGCTGCAGCATCGGCATGATGACCGGGATGACTTCCTTCAGATCCGCGAGCTCCTTGTCCCGGTCCGGGCGCCGCATGTCCGTCGCCGACACCTCCACCCGGCACATCCGGTAGACCTCGGTCTCCTGCAGGGAGAGCACGAACTCCTGCCAGAGCATGTCCCCGCCGACACCCAGAATGTCGACCACGTCGTCCGGGTCCAGCTTTTCCCACATCAGCAGGAGCTCCAGGTAGGCAAGCTCGCCCATGAACCGGCCGAACTGCGCGGACATATCGTCCGGGCGGATCGACGCGGACTTGGCCTTCTGCTTCGTCCCCTCCGCGGAACGCTCGATCCCGGCGGACGCGGCGTACAGAACCTCGTACAGCCCCGAGGATTCCCGGAAGTTCTGGGTCTCCCACTCGAGCGCCTTGAGGATGTCGTAATTCTGATCCGGGCGCTGGAGGAACTGGATCAGCTCGTTGATCGGCTTCCCGAGTTCCTTCGACAGTTTGACGATCGTCTCGCTGTTGTTCGACTTGAGCGCCTCGGTCAAGTCTTTGTAGTACGTGTCGAGAACCGCGATGATGTCCTTCCGGTTCGTCCACGCCTTCTCGACGTAGGCCGCGGTCAGGACGGAGATGCAGATCAGGTGGCCGAGCGCTGGGGCCAGCGGGGCGATCGGATACGGCCCCGTGCCATCCGAGTAGCAGGCGTACTTCGCGAACGGCCAGCGGTCCGCCTTGTAGCTCTGGAACGGCCAGCGGAAGGCGTCCTGCACCTCCTCGCTCGTCATCTCCGGGAGCGGTTTCTCGAGGTTGAGGATGACGTCGTGCCCGGGGATCACGCAGACGTAGGCGAAGTCCTGCACATCGTCGTCGAGCATCTGCTCAACCGGCGACATGAGCGGCTCCTCGAACTTCCCCCGCTCGTCGCGGATCGAATTCGACAGGTTGAACCCGATCCCGCACTTGCTGTAAATCTCGAACCAGACGACGTGATCGAACGACTGGCTGAACTTCCGGCCCTTGCGCGAGGCCTGATCCGCCATCGCGTCCGTGCCCTGAACCGTGGCGTACTGCTTCAGCGACCCGGGCTTCCGGCCGAACATCCGCTCGAGCTGGTAGTGCGGCGTGATCCGTCGCCGCCCGACCCAGCCCGCGCTCTCAAGGGTCGGATCCGAACAGTCCGGATCGACGACCATCTCCTTCGGGTCCATGCGGTAGCAGCCGGTGATCTTCCGCGGGAGCCCGGGACTGCTCGTCACCTCCGGCCAGGCAATCCCCCAGCCGGTCATGAGGAAGTCCTGGACGATCTGCCGGCCTTCCGAAATCAGCCCCCCGTTCCGCTGGCTCCGCTGCGTGTGATTCAGAACCTTCTCGAACAGCTTGCAGGCCTGTTCCATGCGGTTCGCTTGGAACTGCTGCTCCATCCGGAGTTGCTCGACCTGCTGGTCCATCCCCTCGCCGAAAGCCCCTTCGACGATGTCCACCGGGACCAGTGACGACACCTTGCGGTCCGCGTAATCCCAATAGATGTATGGGCCTACGATCGCGACAAGCTCGAACAGCTTGTTGATGGTGACCTGGAACTTCGGCACCTCCGCCTCGATCTTGAAGCGGCGGCGATACCCCTCGTCCCAGAGAAAGCCGTTGGGGGCGTACATGAACATGCGGCACTGGTCGGCGATGTTGTCGAACGTCTTCCGCGCCTCGACGCCCGCCTTGATCTTTGTCGACCAAAGCGCCGCGAGCCGCTTCACCACGTTCGGCTGCCGATTCTGCAAAATGTCCATCCCGCCCCCTCCGGATCACTCCGCCAGAATCACTCGGCGTTCTTGATCGGCGGAGTCGATCCGCCGCTCGGCGCGCCGCCGCCCTTCTTCCCGTCCAACAGGGCCGGGCGCGGCTGCAGCTTGTCGCCGTACAGTCTCTCCGGCTCGTACCCCTGCATCCAGTCCCAGACCCCGGTCTTCGCCGCCTTCGGATTGTCGACGACCCGCTTGTCGTGCCGGCAGTAGACGTTCTCCGCCGGGACCGCCCCGCTGATCCGCAGGACGCTCAGGTTGAGTTGCGACCCCGTCACCGAGATCACGTCCGCCGGAAGCGGGGCCCCGATCCCCTGACCGTTCGGCCAGTAGTTCACCCGCCAACCAGGCGTCGGAATCACGAGCCCCGCCGCGTCAACGATCGGCGCGTCGCCGAGCTGCCGCGGAGTCTCGCGATTGCTCCCGCCGGCCGGAGCCCGACCCTTCGATGCTGCCTTCTTCGCCACAGTGTCACCTTCCATTTCCGCATGCGCCGAAGACGCTTCCGCTGCTCTTCGGCCGTTCCGAGGGACGCAGAGTCTCAAGGTATTCCCTGAGCACTTCCGCAGGATTTTTTAGCACCTGCCGCTCTACGTGAACAGGAGGTTCCCACTGCGGGTCGATCGAGCCGAAGTATTCGAGCGTGTCCGTCGCGTCGTGTTCCCGGCCGTCGATCTTCTCCGCGCCAGCCTGCGTCACCTTGGTTTTGACCGTACTGAGCTCGTGGACAAGGATCTTGCACCGCTCCTTCACGATCCGCAGTTTCGCCAGGCCGCTCGCTCCGACGTGCATCCACGACTGGATGATGCCGCGCCGGGCATTGATGTCCGGCGACCCGGGGACGAACCCGAACCCGGTCTTCTCCGAGCGGATTCCGTACTTCCGCATGGCGTTCGAGTAGTTCTCGGCGTTGCTGATCCGGTGGCCTTCGCCCGTCTTCCGGCCAGCCTGCATGTCGATGACGAACGTCTGAAACGAGTAGTTCTGGAAGAACGGCTCCGCCAGCTTCATCAGCCGGAATGCGTCGTGCCCCGGGGCGATGATCTCCTGGTAGATGACTCGCCAGTCCCCGAGTGCCGGCGGCGGGATCGCCCCGAAGAGCAGGGCCGGTCGCGTCGTCCCGGGGTCGAGCATCATGAACCGGGCCCAATCGCTCGGCGGCTCCCCATTCCGCTTCCGCAGGATCCGGGAGATCACGTCCTCGAGGTCCCCATGCACGATCGCCGCGCAGGTGTCCTCGTTGAACATCGGATACGCGCGGTCCCCCTCGTCGACGAACTCCCCCTCGTTTCGAGCCTGGACGTGCCCGGCGCCGAGGGCCTGCCAGTTCTCGAGCAAGTCCTGTTTGGACTCGGCGGGCATGTACGGGTTTTTGTACATCTTGAAAACCCATTCCTGCACCGTCCTCCGCTTCCGCTTTCCCTCCCGGATCTCGACGTCGTCCGACTTCGCCTTTCGTGACATGGACCGCAGCGCGGTGTTCGTGGAGGTCGGCCAGGTGCTCCACCAGAACTGCCCGCGCTTGTCCCCGAGACGCGCCTGCCACTCGGCGACGTTGATCTCGTACTCCACCTTTTCGTCGACCCAGATGATGTCGACCGGGTCCCCTGCCTTGGCCTCCTTCGAGCTGTGACCGTGAATGACGGTGCCGTTCCTGAGCCGGATCTGGTCGAAGATATGCGCGCCCGCATTCTTCCAGACGATCCTCTCGATCTCGTGCCCGGGGATCAGCGGAGGGCAGGGCTCGGTCTCGTCCTCCCGCGCGGCGTCGGACGGGTCCCACGGCTTGAACGCGCGAAGGACCCCCGTCTCGAGGTCCCGGATCATCTTCAGCGAGTGATTCGGCTCGCACAGGAGCCGGTAAATCGTGTCGCCGATATGGTCCCAATCGTAGCCCACGACCCACATCAGCAGCGGCTTCCCGCGCTGCCACGGCCGCCGGACGTGGATCTCCTCCCCGCTCCAGGTCGTGATCGGCATGTCCCGGGCCGCCGCGGCGAACATGACCGCCGCGATCGTGGATTTTCCACTACGATTTCCGCCGCGGATCAGCTTGTGCAGACACTCCGCGCGGAGCACGTCCTCCTGCGACATGAACTCCGGGGGCATCGGCCGGAAGAGCTTGATCGCGTCCGACTCTTCGGCCGCCCATTGGGCGATCCACTGCAGGTCGTCTTCGGAGTACGGTACGTAGTCCGTCTCCTCAAGGTTGAGCTGTCCCACCGACCGCCTCCGTCTCGATCGTGTTCATCGCCCGGGCGACGTCGTCCCGGAACTTCGACACCAGCAGCCGGATCAGCCGCTCGCGGAACGACTTGTCCCCGTTGATCTGCTTCCAGCAGAAGTCGAGCAGGCGGTTCCCCATCTCGACGACATTCAGCCCGGCGGTCCGCTTCCGCTCGTCCGCCTTCGCCTCGTCGTTCTTCGCGACCATCGCCGTGAACAGCTTCAGGTACGCGAGCAACGTCTTCCGGTCTTTCGTCTTTCCCTCGTTCAGTCGGACCGCCTCTTCGTAGCTGACGATCTTCCCGTTGATCAGCCGCCCCTCGAGGTCCGCGATCTGCCGGGAGACGATGCCCACGATGCCATCCGGGCCGCCCATGGCCCTCATCGTCAGCCGGACGATCTGTTCCATGTCCGGCTGACTGGCGTCGACTGTGCGCTGCAGGGAGTCCGCCAGGCTGATCGCGACCGCCCCGACCTTCTCCTCGGCCAGCTTCACCGCGATCGGCTGTACGGTCTCCGTGCAGCCCTCACAGTAGACCGCCGTCGCCGGCTTGAAGCAGTGAACCGTCAACATCCGCTGACAGGCTTGGCATCGCTTCGTCGGAGTTTCGTAGACCGTCCGCGGCATGGTGTCACCCAATGAAAAAAGCGGTCTGAGACTGACGCCCCAGACCGCCCCCCTTCAGTGCTTCGCGTGCAGAAGGATCAATACTTGCCCTTGGTGGACTCGCCCTTGATCCCGTTGCTTGACTTGTCGCACTTCGGCTCGACGTTCGCCCGGCCGGTCGTCACCCCTCCGGTCGCGTTCTCCCGAGTCGGCAGCTTCGGATACTTGTTGGCCGCCTTGTCCGGGCGGAGCTGCATGTTTTCGTTCGCCATCTCAAACCCCCTCGAGGACTGAGCTCAGAATCGAGCCCCACAAAAACTCTATCCGATCTCACGCCCCCGGGGGAGACTTCGATCAGGCGATCGGCGATTCGAAGTCGACCATGCACTTGAACTGCGTGTCGTCCGCCGCATCGGCCGCCACGACTTCGAGTGCGCGGGCGAACGGCAGGGCAAACGGTCCCGTCCCGGCCTGGAAGTCGACCGAGAGTGCGGTCACCACGAACTGGTCGCTCGTGCTGATCGCGGACCAGTCGGCGTTGACCGCCGCGGAGACGGCCGCCGTGGTGTCGACGGTCAGCGTCGTGGAGACCGGGACGGTCGTTGTCTTGAGGGCCACGAATCCGGTGACCTGGATCGAACCACTCGCTCCGGTCGCCCAGACGACGCAGTCGAGAACCGCGACGAACGGGTCGTTGTTCGCGACGTCGATCGCGCCCGTGCTCCCCGCCGTCTGTCCGCCGATCTTGGCGAGCAGCGTCAGGGTGTCGGTCGAGTTCGTCGACGGGCAGGTCCCGGCCATGACGATCCGGAAGCGGTCGTACTTCTTGAGCCCGTTCGCCGGGGCGATCTGCTTCGTCGCGACGTCCGCGGCGTCGGTCGTGTTGGTGAAGGTGGCCGAGTTGGCGACCTGAGTCGTCGACCCGTACTTCGCCGCCTTCCCGTCCGCCGAACCACCGATCAGGTCGTTCTTGGCGATCGCGACGTTCACCCCGTCGAACACCAGCTTCGCCGGGCCCTTCGTGATGATGTTGAAGACGCTCCCGTTTCCGACACCAGCGGACGGGCAGGTCCAGGGAACCACGCCGTCCCCACGCTGACCCGCAGCCGCGTATCCGGAGATAGCGCGGTACGGACCGGCGTAGGTCGTGCCGTCCTCGAAGATGACCCGGCGGCCGGGAAGCAGCAGACCGCCCGAACGATTCACGACGGTCAGAGCGTGAATCCACTGCTCGTAATCGGTCGTCGGCGGAGCACCCGGCGCGGACGGGTCCGGCTGGTTGTCCTTGTACTTCCCGACCAGCCCCATCTTCCGGCTGGAAGTGCCGATGAAGTCGACACTCCCCAGCTTCGTGATGTTCTGAACCTGATCCACCATGACTCGTCCCCTCAGAGGTTTGCGGCCCTCGCCGCAGGTTTTCTATCGAACAGAACTGCCGGTCCCTACGCAGGATCGGATCAGGCGATGCTCTTGCCGAACGCCTCACACTTGGGCTGGAAGCGGAAGTTGCCGTAGGTGTACAGCAGCCAGATCCACTTCATCTGCCCGGGGAGGTACGTCGGACCTTCGAAGGTCCAGTAGTCCTCGGTCAGCGCCGCGTACTCCATCGTGCCCGGGGAAAGCTGGTGCATTTCGCCGTGCGGGCATTCGTAGTCCGCCGCGATCACCGCACCTTCGTAGCGGTACGTGTCCGGGAATCCGAGGTCGATCATCTCCTGCATCTGCAGGTTGATCTGGAACCGCCCGCGCTGTCCCATCTCGAACTCGTTCTTCATCTTCGCCGTCATCAGGTTGAGGATCGGAGCCTCACCTGCCGTCCGGGATTCCCGGGCGCCGCGAGCCGACTGGATCTCGTTGGTGTACGAGAGAATCGCCTCGTTGTTGTCCCGCCAGGTCGTGCCGCCGTCCGGCGTCCAGCGATCCGACGAGATGTTCAGGATCAGCGGGCTCGTCGCGTCGAAGTCCGCCGTCGCCTGACCTTCCGGCCAGTCGGCCCCGAGGTCGGTGTTCGGCTTCTCGCCGGCCGAGATCGCATTGGTGCAGGAGCCGCCGAGGCCGCCGAGCTCGATCGACAGGCCGGCGTAACTGCCGTCCGGAAGAGCGACGCGGTCGTCCGAGGTCACCCCGGCCTTGTAGTTCAGGAACGTCCCGCGACCGTGGAACCGCTCGCCGTTGCCGGCCGCTTCGCCGTCAACGTAAATCTCGCGGTTGAACATGCGGGCGAACTCTTCCGCGAGCGTTTCCGTGCGGTCGTTCAGCATGTTCCAAAGCTGCGACGCGCCAGCCTGGCCGTTCATCAGCTTGTCCTTCACCCACAGCACGCCTTCGTGCCCGTAGCCACGCCAGTCGAGCGAGAGCTGCTCGTTCCGGTTGATGGAGTTGAAGTCGAACGTCGGGTTCGCCCCGATCGTGTGCGGCGTCGCCTCCCGGACCCGGACACCCCAGACGGTCGTGTGACCGCCCTGGTTGAACAGGACCCGACCGTACTTCCGCAGGAGGGCCATCCAAATCCGCTTCCGCATCGTGAGGTCCGCAAACCCCTTGATGAAGGTCGGAGCTGTTGCCCGCGCGACTTCCGTCGCTTCGTCAGTCGTCTGCGGCACCAAGTTCGCCATCGCTGGACTCCTCGTGATCCGGGGTCACCCGGCAGTTACATGAAACCTGAAAGTGAAACCGGACCGATCACTGCGCCCCGGACTGCTTTTCCCGGAGGTACGCTTCTCCGAGAGCTCGCTGATCCGGGAGACCCCGACCGTCAGTCGGGATTCGATTTGCCGGGGTCCGCCGCGGCTGATGAACGGTTCCCCCGAGACGCTGCCCGTACGTCGGGCTCGTCGCACGCTGAGCCGGAGCCGCACCGCCGTTGGTCTGCCGGGCCGGGGCCGCGGCCTTGCGCGGCGGGTGCAGACGGGAGGCGAGTTCGGCAGCCTTGACCCGGGACATCCCCGGGGCGTCCTGAAGGAGCGCGGCGAATTCACGCTCGAACGCCTGCCCCTCCGGGGTGAGCATGACCTGCCCGGTCTTCGCGTGCCGAACGACCTGCCCAGCGGCGTTCGTGTTCAGATACCCGGCCTGAGCCCGGATCTGGTTGATGTAGGCGTCCTCGCTCTGACGCTGGTACTGACCGGCCAGCTCGTTCGTCCGGGCGGTGGCGATCTGCTCGGCCATCGGGCGAACGATCTGCTCGAGGAACGCCTGCGGATTCTGAGCCATCTGCAGGAGGTACGGGTTCCGGGCCAAGGTGGAAATCTGCTGCGATTCCCATTGCTTGAAGCGGTTGTACTTCCCGGGCAAGCTCGGATCCCAGCCGGGCTTCGCGACGATCGTGCCCTCTTCGTCCACCTTCAGGCCGGCTTCCCACGCCGGGTCCCACTCCGGCGCGTCTACCTTGAACTCAGGCAACTTAGGCGCGCCGGGGGCAGGTGACGCCCCCCCGGTCGCGCCCGTGCCCGGCGCCGGAGCGGCTGAGCCTGCACCCTGATTCCCCTGGCCGCCCGCTGCGGCCTGCTGCCGATACCAGTTGAGCTCTTCCTGCTGCTGGGCGAGCAGCGTGTTCGTGTGCTGGAATTCCGCGATGATGTCTTCGTCGGTGACGTCCTCGTCCCAGCCCATGTTCCGGGCCTTGAACGCCTCGGCGATCGCGCGGGACGGAGGAGCTTGGCCGTCCTGCTGCCCCTGAGCAGGGACATCGTCGTCCTCGAAGATGTCGCCGTCCTGCCCCTGAGCCTGCACGCCGAAGTCCGAATCGTCGGTCGAGAGCGGACTGTCTTCCTCAACGTCGTCGCTGGCACCTGGGACTCCGCCGAGGGCCGCACTTGCCGCGGCGTCGCTGGCGTTCGAGTCCGTCTCGCTGCGGCCGGCGAGAACCTGCTCGCCGAGCTCCCGCATGGACGGAGCCCGTTCGTCCTTCACGCTCGGCGCGGCGGCCGGGCCGGTCGCTGTCTGAGCCCCTTTGGTTGATCTTGGACGTGCCATAATCGCGTGTCACCGTGAGTTAGAACTTCCCGCCGCAGGCGATTACGATGGCTCCCCAGATTCCCTTCACGCAATCATCCCCCGATGGATGTCACGAAATGGCAAAGCGAAGCAAGGCACCCGAAGAGTGGACGGTGGCGAATTTCGTCCGGGTCCTGCAGGAGCGATTCGGGATCGTCAAGAGCGCTCGGACGATCTACCGATGGATCAAAGTTGGAGCCAAATTGCAGAACGGCTCGACCCGCATTCTCGGCTCAAAGGAAATCGGCGGCGTAGTTTACGTCACTCTGGCTGACTGGAATCAGTTCCGCTCGTGACTCCCCGCTTCCGCCGGCTGGCCTTCGGTGGCCGGGGCATATCGTTTCCCGGGAAACGAATTCCGTATTGGGCGAGCATGGTCTTCACCGGCTCCAGCCCCGCGCGACGGATGTCGTTGATCCGGGCCTTGTGCCAGAATCGCGACCGGCAGTATCCGCGCCCCGGGTGCCGAAGCAGCGTGCCGTGATCCGGGTGCCAGCGATACCTGGCCCGCCGGTTGATCGTGTGGCGGGGCAGCTTCCGGTCCCCGAAGTGCTCGGCCTCCTGCTCTTCCATCCAGTCCTCGAGCTCGATCCCCCTCATTTCCCGACGATTGAGAACCTGCAGGACGCCCCACAGCCGGAACTCGTTGATGACGACCCGCCCGTTCGGCCGCCGTTTCAGGTAGAACGGGAGCTCCATCGTTATCTGCTTCCGCTGCCCGCGTTCTTTGCGTTCTTCCGACTTCCGCCGCCGGGCCAAGATGTCGTACACCGCCAGCAGGTTCATCAGGGCGCGCCCCTCCTCGGCCAGCGTCGTGATCCCGAAGTCCGTGATCGTCACCGAGACACCAATGGCGGCAAGCGTCCGGGAAGCGGAGACCATGTCTTCGACAGAACGGAAGGCCTTTCCGGCGCAGACGAACATCGCGTCGCCTGGCTTGGCCCGCAGCACCAGCCGCTTCCCCTCCGGACGCTCGATGAACGGGTACTGCGTGTGGAGGTATCGCACCTCGCGCCAGTACCGGAAATCGTTTCCCGGGAAACGCGGCGGCTCCTCCAGCATGGCGTATGAGTGCCGTGTCCCGGTCGTCGCCGGGAACCGGCAGTCGCCCCACTTCTGCTGGCGCAACAGCTCGTCGAACTTCCCGGCCGGAATCTCCACTTCACCTCCGGAACACCGCCGCTTCCGCTGTGAGCACGGTTCCGTCGGCCGCCGCCGGTCCGCCGACGCGAACTCGGCCACGAAGCGGAGGTAGACGTCGAGCACGGTCCCCACGACCCACGAAGATTCCCGGGAGATGACCAGCCCCTCGCCGATGAAATGGACCGTCGCCCCGCGGACCAGCATCAGCCGCACCGTGTCCCGCCAGTCAGCCAGGCTTCCGAACGCCGAGCCGATCGACCGAAAGACGACATGGTCGCCGGGCCCAAGATCAGCCATCAGCCGGCCGCCATCGCGCCGCTGGGTGAACGGACCCTTCTTCCCGCCAGCCCTGTCCCAGAAACTCGCCGGACCCGCCAGGCCTCGAGCCTCGAGGTAGGCAGTCTCGACGTCCTGCGGCCTCGGTTCCCGGGAACAATGGTAGGTCAGAGTTTTCATTGCATCAGCCTACGAAACAAGGGGCTTTTGCGTCCATGCTCGGCAACCCCCACACGCTCACCCCCAGGCGCTCGAGTTCGCACTTCGGGTCGGTGACTGCCCCTACGTTCGCCGCGGCCGGGAGCTCCTATTGCCCCCGGGTGGGTCTTTCCCGGCACCTGTTTACAAGCCGTTCCAGTCCGCGGCGAAATGATCTCTATCCGGCATCCCTCATCAGCCGCAGCCGGGTGAACCCGCCCGCGTAAGGAATGAATCCGACCCGGTTCTTCCATTCGTGATAGCTCTCAAGGCTGGACATCCTGGTCACTGCCCACCTGACCAGCGCGCACCCGGCCAGCTTCCACCCGTACGTCTTGGCGTAGAGACCACGCTCACACGCCTTCTCGCCACACCGCCGGATCAGAGCGTTCCGCTCCTCCTCCGTTCGCATCCTCGCCATCTCGTTCCAGAGCATGCGACCGTACCGTGCCCTGGCCTTCTTCATCGCCTTGGACCGCGCGGGGTCGCCGGCTCGCATCGACTCGAGGTACTTCATCACCACACCTCTCGGCCAGCGGCCACAGGATCGTACAGGACGTACTCCCGCTTCAGGTTTGTCACCGGGCCCCTGTCAGTAGGAACAGGGATTGGCGCCGCCAACCCGAAGAACCGGCTCCATGCGGACAGATTCTTCGGGCAGCCGTTTCTCCAGGAATATCTGACCGGGTGCCAGTACTCCTGAAACGACCCGATGAATCCGTGCTGCCTCTTCAGCGTCCACATCCTCCGCCACGCTCGCTCGAACGTCGGCGCGAAGACGACCAACTCCGGCGGATCGTCATCATCGAAGCAGACGTACCAGTCCTCCCCGCGGATCGTCGGGTTCCGGTACAGATTGCCGTCCTCGGCGCGAACAAACGCTGGGCAAAGACTCAAGGCTCTCTCCCGGGCAGCTCCGCCCGCCCAATGATCCCCGTCTTCCCGCACGAACACCGGGCGTCGAAACGGTAGTCGGACTCGTGAAACTTATCGCAGGGCCCGCAGTGCCAGAGGATCATGAATTCCTTCGCCGGGACCCGGGAGATCGCTTCCCCGAACCGATGGCTGCAGGCGATGCACCGATCCGCGTAGGCCGGGTAGTCGTCCCGGTGACCGCACGCTTCGCAGCGACGCAGGACGCCGGGCTGGACTTCCCCTTCCTCGATCATGGTCGGCCGCGGCCTCCCTGCATGTAGCCGTTCAGTTCGGCGAGCGACTTCTTCAGTGCGTCCGCCTGCACGTCGCTGTAGGACTTCCAGCCGGCCTCCGTCAGCTCCTTCTCGTACACCTCGCCGCGAGGCTTGATCGGCTGCCACCCCTCGTCGCAGAACAGCCGGTAGTGCCAGATGTCCTCCCGCTTCCCCTTCTCAGAGTACGGAGGCTCGCACCAGATCATCCGCCGGGCGTCCCCGTACAACCCGCGGATGAACCGATCGGTGATCGCGTAGTCCCGCGGCCGTGGCTCGTTGTTCGAGTACGGATGGTAGAACGCGAGGCTCAGGTGGAAGCAGCGTTCGTAGTCCGGGTTCTTCCACCAGCCGCTCGTGTGATACCCGACGTCCCGGGTGAAGCAGACGCTCACCCCGAGCTCAGGAATCACCCGGCGGCACGACATGAAGTACGGAGTCGGCACCTTCCCGGCATACGTCCCCGCCAGGGCCGCCCGACGCATCGGCCCGATCATCGCCGCCACCGGGTCCGGCTGAGTCTTCTGGTTTCTCGCCACCACTGGATCCTCCCGCGCCGAGACGGCGCCACTCGAGTTCGATGAAATACGCCTTGTGATCTCGGACGATTTTGTCGTGCGCCTCCTCGGCCTTCACAGGGTCAATCTCGACCCGGTCCTGCCATCGATAGTCGCAGCGATTGTCCCACCGCTCGGCGATCTGAAACATCCGCAACTCGAACTCCCTGGTCTCCTGCATCTTCCGCAACACCGCGGCCGCGCAGACGCCCAGGACGACGAACAGCAGAGCGATCTGAAAAGACACCGGGTCCATCACCGCACCTCGAAAACGTAATGGGCTTCCCACGTCTCCCCGATCTCCGGGGCCTCGTACGTCACCTTCCACCCAGCGTCCCGGTACAGCGGCTCAATGTCCAGATGCCGGGCGTGCAACATCTCCTGCTCGCACAGACCCGTCGCCGCCCAGATCGCTCCGACCGCATCCGACCGCGTGAACCGGGCCTGCACCCCGTCCCACCGCCCCTCGATCAGACGGTTGAAGGCGAGGATCACCGCCTGCGGGATCGTCGTCACCCCGCGGTTTGCCACCACGTCATCCGGGCCGATCGGCGTCACCATCATCGACTCCCAGCGTCCAGTGTTCGATCCCGGGCGACTCAGCCCGCGGCCACAGCCTCAAGCATCTTCCGACACTGAGTCGCGTAGCTCCGCGCGGCCTTCCCGATGTCGTTCACGCTGCTCCGCTTCTCGTTGTTCCACTTCTCGATGAACGCCGGCCGGTCTGCCTCCAGGGTCGCCTCGAGCCCAGCCATGTACTCCGCCCGGTCCCCGATGACGAACGACTCGAAAGCCTCCGCGATCGCCTGCAGGTTCTCCCGGGTCCACTTCGGATCATGCAGGTCGACCCCCTTCGACTTGAACCACTCCTCCCAGCCGAACAGCATCGGCGTCCGCTCGTCCCCCTCCGGGTGGATCTGCACCGCCCCGAAGTTGGAACTCAGGAACATCGTCACCGCGCCGGCGATCAGGATGTCCCGGGCTTCGAAGGTGTAGTAGTCGCTCGGATTGATAAGCTCGTAACGTGGCATGTCATAATCCTCAAAGAGTCCAGTGTTCGTCCAACAAAAGAACAGCGTCCATCGGTCCCGGCTTGAGCGCTAAGGGTTTGGTCCCGGCGCGTGATGGCTTGTGGGGCTACTCCCCGCATTTGTTTAACGTCGCTGCGAACTCAGCCTGATTCCTCACGACGGTTGCTCCGCTTAATGCGGTGTCCACACAAGGTGGAAGGTGATATTGCCCAGCGAGGTTTAGGCTACCATCGCCACATCATGTCTCCGGGGAATTACGCCTTACCCCGTGCTTCGCGGCGACCTTCGCCTGCAATCGACACGGGCAGCAAATAACCCTTTCCCGGCGTTCACGTCCCCGACATACCTTGGGCGTTAAGGTGCCCATATGCTTGGCTCCGGTCGCACCCAGGGGTTCGTGCTTAACCAGAACTGCAAATGGGCGCTATGAGAGCTTTGGCTCGTTCATTCGCCTCAGTCCACGAAAATAGCCCGCGTGGAAGGCGCCTCAACTCGCCTAACCACACGGGCTTATTTCCGCAGGCCGAAGCCTACGAAATGCAAAATCAAATTTTCGACTTCCCGGTTGAGGACAGGAAGGCGTCACCGGCGGAACACTAGGGGGCCGGCTTCTCCGTGTCAAGAGCTTTCTCTTCGGCCGGCGGATCGGCCGGGAATTCGCCGAGGTTCCGGGCCTGCAAATGCTGCGACCCCAATGCTCCCCACGTCTCCAGGATCGACGCCCGCTTCTCTTCGGAGATCGTGGTGTTGTCCTGCATCCGGAAGACGAACTCCGCGCCGGTCTCCGCCGCCAGCTTGCACAGCCTCCGGAGCTCGTCGTTCGTCGAGTCCGGCCAGGTCGACCAGATGAAGACGTCGGCCTGCGCAACCATCGACAGGAGCCGCCCGTCGCTGAGCACCTTCTCGTCTGCCCAGATGATCGCGAAGCGGAACCCGTGATTGCTGAATCCCTGTCCGAAAACAACCTCGGCACCGCTCTTCAGCCGGACCATCGCCGGCCAGCCAAGCGTCTTGTTGAACCACGAAACCATCTCGATCTTGTCGGCGGCGATCAGTCCCGGGGCCTCCCCGATTCCGATGGCCGACCCGAACAGCGGCGCCGCCATTTTCTCCGAGACGTGCTCGAAGTCCTTCCCGGCGCAGTAGACCCGCTTCGCCGGGGTGTACGCCACGCCCGCCCCGTTGGACAGCTTCACCGTCTCCCCGGTCAGCGCGGCGGCCACCTTCACGGCAGCGACCAGGCTCTTCGAGGACCGATTGCCCCCGCGGATGATCTGGATCTTCTGCCCACAATTCAGTGCGGCGTCCTGAAATGGCAACGCCTGAAACTCACTCAGCAGCATGGTCAGTCTCCCCTGGCGGAATGATCTCTACGTTCTCCGGGGGCCAGTATCCCCATCGCACGTTTGTCAGGATGCCCCGGACCTGACGGAAGTGGACGCGATCCTGCGGGTCCGCATCTGGCCTGCAGGTCAGCTTCCACAGCACGGCCGGGAGAATGTGCTCGAGGGACTGCAGGTCTTCCTCGCTGATCTGAAACTGCTTCACGCTACGCGAGCCCCCGGATGAATCCCCGCGGCTCCATCAACTTCACCCCGAAGTTGTAGTGCGAGCGGTAGAACTGAAGACGCAGCTCGTCGAACCAGACGGCATGGACCTCGTCCAGCTCCCACTCCGCGAGCCCGGCCGCCACCGCCCAATCGGCGTCCGCGGCCTCGAAGAGCGTGAAGCGGTCCCGGGAACGCAGGCGGTTCGACTTCACGAAGATCGGCATCGACGGGTCCACCGTGACGTCGATCCCCAGGCCGAGCAGCCCCTCGAATGAGATAAGCGGATGCCGCATGTGATCCGGCGGTTTCCAAGCCGCCATGATCTTCCGCTTCGCAGCCTCCGAAATCCGGAGGGTCCCGACGCCGCGCGAGATCATCGTGATTGCCTGGCTGTCCAGAGCGTCCAACGTGTAGTTCACTTCCGAATCTCCTCGAGGTTCGGAACCCACTCCGGGCTCCCGTTCCGACGAAACCACGTCACTCCGATTGCCAGGGCCGCCCACAGGTCGTCCTTGAACCCGTACAGCGGCCCCGGGCTCGCCTTGAGCCCCTTGGCCTCCTTCTGCCCCCCGTACATATCCCGGAGCGCCGTGGAGATGTTGGAGTCCGTCGCCGAGCCGTGCCCGCAGATGGAGATTTTCTCCTGCATCCGGAACACCTTGTCCCAGTCCCGGCCCGCCGCCTCGATGAAGCGGCCGGACCAGAAGATCGTGTCCATCTCCTCCGCAGCGGTCGGCATCCCGCGCGGCTGGAAATACTCGAGCGCGATCCGGTCGTACCCGTCGATTTCGCGCCGCCAGAGCTGCAGCCGGAAGGCGTCGTTTTCGACGATCTCCTTCCCGCAGATCCGCCCGGTCTCACGCTCGATTTTGACCCAGGCGGTCTCCGCGCTCCCGGGGTCGATTGCCAGCAAGATCACTGCTCGGTCTCCACTGCCGGGCCGCCGTCGTCATCCCAGCGTTCGATGTCATCCTCGTTGGGAGACTTCGTCATGGCGGCGATCCCGTTTCGCATCGCCTTGGCGACGCGACCTTCCGGGGCGGGGTGAACGTCCATCGGGAGATACCCGCGGAAGTTCGGCTCCGGAAGCGGCTCCGCGTGCTCCACCTCGATCCGGGAGATCATGTACCACGGATCGGTCTTGTGCGCGTCACACATCGCGTCCACGAACTCCTGCGGGGTCTTCCCCCAAAAGCCGCACCTGTCCGTCTCCGCCCGGCCGCCGTCAGCCGCCGCCGTCATCTCGATAAGCCGGGTCTCGCGGATCGAAACGACCCGGACTACCGACAGGCCTTTCGCCTCGCCTCCCGATCGATTGGCGATCCGGTCGACCAGCAGGACTTCGTCCCCCGGCCGCACGAAACGCCAACGCATCCTGTAGAACACCGTCACCTCCCGGACCCGCGACAGGTCCGGGAGAATCGCGCAGCTTAAACGACGCATTTCCCTATGCTCCCATGGACGGGAAGGCATCATAGACCTTTCCGTCGATCGTTCTCCCAGCCGCGGCGACACCTACCCGCCGCACAACCCTGTGATCCGAGAAGGCGAAGTGCTCCCCGGGTCCCTCGACCTCACTGACAGACACCCACTCGCCGTTTTGCTTGTGGTGGAACGGAACTCCCGCCAAGAAGCACTGATCCCGGACGTCCCGGAACCACTGAGGATTCGATGGCCGCGCCCCTGTTCCGGATTCCCCGCCGGTGATGATCCAGTCGATCAGTGCGCCGGATCCGTTTTTGTTGTCTCCAAGGAGATCGAACGGAGAAGGCCATCCGCACTCTCCCTGGCAGTTGTCGGCAAAGCACCTGCGGTGGAAATCGAGCGGCCCCAGCAGCGGCTCGCACGACAACCCGCGACGCCACGCCGGGACGGAGAACAGGTCCGGAACCCGCTTTTCGAGGAACTCCTGATTCTCGACAGTCGCGATCAGGATGACGTTCCGGTATCCGTCGCCCCAATCGGATGGCAGACAGTCCTTGATCCGCTCCGTCCGCTTCGTGACGATCTGGAAGTTCAGGTCCGGGCGAGCCCTCACGATTGCCCAGGCTTCGTCCCTCCAAGGGTCCGCGTCCTTGTGGAACCAGTCGGACCACGAGCAGGTGAACACCCACTTGCCCGGCTCCATCGCGTATCCGCCGCCGTTCTTCGCCGACTTCCGCTTGAGCGGCAGATTGAAAGTCTGTGGAGACGAGCGGCGGACAACTGTCGGGTCCTTGCCCCATCGCCACATCCCCGGGAACATATAGCAATTCGCGCACGCCGGACTGATCTTCGTGCAGCCCTGCCATGGGTTCCATGTGTAGTCGGTCCAGCTAATCCCAGTTTCAAGCCCCACGGCTGCCTCCTTCCTTCGCTTCACGCTTCATCGCGTCGTAAACCTCCTTGCGGTGAACCGATACGTTCCGCGGCGCCTCGATGCCGATCCGCACCTTGTTGCCGTCGATGTCGACGACCTTCACCTCGATCCCATCCCCAATGATGATCGACTCACCCTCTTTGCGGCTCAGAACCAGCATTGCAGTGTCCTTTCAATTTGCCCGGGAATTCCGGGAGTAGGGGCGGCCGGACTCGAACCGGCATCTCTCAGGCATGCACCTCGATCGCTCTACCGATTGAGCTACGCCCCATTGACCACGAATCAGCGTATCGGATACCGCTCGACCGGCTGCAGCCTCCGGGAGTCGATGTAGTAGGCTGCGTCGGCGAGATCCTGCCCCTCCAGGGGCTTCCCGTCGACGGTCATCACCGCCCAGGTCTCAGGATGGCGGTATAGCCCCACGGCACGGTATCTGACCTCCCGCGGCTTGAAGTGCTCGGATGGTTTCAGGACACGCCGCGGGATCAAGAAGAGCGTCGCGGCAAGCCGCTGCAGCCAGTTCATCGGGACGTCGATCCAAGCCGGCGAGAACGCCCGGCAGATGTCCACGTCGTCCCGCTGCTGGATAATGCACGGAATGCTCAAGGCACTGTCTGGCATCGTCTGGACCATCCCGTGCGCCGGGCCACCAAAGAACAGGATTTCGCGGTTGACGTTCATGGAAGCAGATCCTCCTCGGTGGCAATGCGGTAGAAACGGTACGGCGTCGCCTCCCGGACCCAGCCGGGAACCTCGAATCGGAAGAAGCGGTCCCACCCGGGACACCACGCAATGTGCGGCGCCGGACGCCACTCCCCGGGGTTCAGCCGGACGAACTGGTGGATCCCCAGGGACTCCCCCGTTCCGACCCGGAACACCTCCCCCTGCTCGATCTTCGGTTTCTCCGGAGAGGCTTTTTCCTCGGTCCCAGGAGCCGGCGTTTCCCGGGAAACGATTTCCGCGGCCGGCGGATGGTCGCACGGGACCATGTGTTCCCGGTCTTGTAGCTCCCATTCGTTGATCGCCTCGCTTACCGGCATGCTTCGCGTACACCACGCATTGTCCACCGACCTCGACCCCCTCCAGAAATAGAACTCCGGACGCAGGTCTCCGGCCTTCGGGTGCCACGGCTTCGCAAAAGCTGTCAATCCGCCTCTGACAGCAATCTCCCGCGGAGCGTCATCCGCCGCGATCGCCGCCTCCACGCAGGCCACGGCCACCTCCGTCGCCGCCCGCCGGCCAGCGTCCGCCGATCCGCCCGCCGGGGCCCGCCGCTTGATGCAGCGGTTGACGATCTGGTACGCCCGCAGGAAGGCATCAGCCATGCTGGCGAAGTAGGCCTCCTTGACTGGATCTTTCGCCTCCTTACCGCATTTCTCAAGCCGCTCCTTCTCGGCGTTTAGCTGTCCGAGGGCGGTGTTCCGCTCGGTCCCGATCCGCCCCTGCATCTCGTCGTACTTCGCCCGCCAGTCGTCCGCCTCGGCCTTGAACTTGGAGACCTGCGTCCCCTCCCGGGCTACGGCGGAGATGACCTCCTGCTTCAGCCGCTCGATGCACTTCAGCAGCTTGTGGATCTGCTTCAGTTGCCCATCGACCCGGCGCTGCAGGCGGTTCCGGGCGGCCCCGATCTTCGCGACGTCGTGAGCCTTGAGGTACACCCCGGCGGTCTCACGCACGGCCTTGAGGGCTTCCTCGATCTCGATCGCCCGGACCTTCAGCGGGTCGGCCACGGAGGACAGTTTCGCGATCTCCGCAAGTTCCGGGCTGTGTGCCTGCACCGAGAGCGGAACGGCCAATTCCCCGTCCCCGAAGACCTTCAGCCACTCCCCAGAGACTTGCGGCTGGGTCCTGTGAATCGCCCAGCCGGCCGACCCCGAGGCCTTGTGGTAGAACTCGGCCGGGAGCGGCTCCCAGAGTCGCGGCTTCCACTTCAGGCACGCCACGTCCCGGCCGTCGTGGCGGACCAGAACAGTCTCAGCCAGCCCCTTCACGGCGACGATCGCCGGGCCTGGCGCTGGGAGCGATTCCAGCGTCGCCGCCCGAATCTTCTCAGCCGCCGCGGCCACGACCCGCTTCGCCGCGTCCGCTGTCGGCTCGTCGATCTTCAGTGGCTCCAGGCGGAGATGCCCGGCCAGCCAGTTCAGTTGCTCCCGGGTGCCCTCCATCGCGGCGACAAGGTTCCGCCGGATCGCGCTGATCCGATCGATCTCAGCCGAGAGCAGTTCCTCCTTGCTGGTCAGTTCCGCCCGGCACTTATCGAGCTCCCGCTGACGGTCGACCATGTCCTCCGCGAGCTTCTTCCCGTCCTCCCCGGCCACCGAAGGCCGCGAAGCCTCGGTCATGTACTCCGGCTCGCTCGCCCCGCTCCGCCCCGCGGGTGCCCCCACCGGGACCCCTGGATCGACAATAACCTCATACTTCTCAACAACTCGGCGGAACGCATCGGCCCGGGACTTCTCTCGGCGCCACTGCCACAGGACCCAAAACGAAACAAGCACGTGCAGCCAAGCCAACACAAAGACTGACCAGAAAAGCCACGACGGAATCTCGACCATTCCCATGTCTCCCCAAAGCGTCCAAACCCGTTCCAGAAATCAGCGGCGGAAATCTACCCCTGCCCACCCCGGTCGGTCAATCCCGAATCCGGGAGGATCGGCAGCCCTTCCATGAACCGCCGGATCGCCCGCATCACAGTCCCCTTTTCGCCATGACGCATCCCCGCCCGGTCGAGCTGCGCGAAGCACTCCCGCCGGCAGGACTCGCAAAGCTCGTGAGCGACCGATGGGACCCCGGGCTCGTAACACCCCTTACGCCAGCACAGCTTCTCGATCAGCGGGCTCAGAATCTCCCACCTCTCCTCAGTTCGCCCCGGATCGAGGGCGGCGTTACTTGTTCAGACACCCTCCGGCCTCGCACCGGGCTGCACGCTGACTTGACGGTCGACAGCGGGCGGATCACTTCAGGGCACTCGTGTCAGTCCTGACGCCCAATTCATCGAACTGGTCAAAGTGCAACGCGAGGAAGTCACGGGCGGCTTCTGCCAACACATCCCAGTCCTGAGCGCGAAGGCGGCATGCGTCCGGCACAGGCTCACCGAGATAGAGCGACCGCGCCCGTCTCGCAGCACGAACGACCATCGGCGAGAACACCGGACTGTCCCCCGCCTCCCGCAGCCGCTGGTTCTCGTCCTTCAGCCGCGCCACCTCGTCGACAAGAGCCTGCCGATCCTTGGCGGCTTCTCGGACTTCATCTGCAGTTGCTCGCCTGACCAACCGGAAGCGGAGCGAACCATGCCCTTGATTCTCGCCCACTGCATTCAGGGGAACGACCACAAGATTACCGAGCGAGTTGAACTCCACGACCCGATAAGGCTCGCCAGCCTCAAGGCCGCGCGCCTCTGCACTCGACACAGAATCGATCATCACCACGTCGCCCACCTGAGCGACCTCTCCAGACTCGTAAAGACGTTCGCGTATAGAACTCACTTCGCCACCTCCCCCGCGGCCCCCACCCATTCCTCGTACGCCCGATCCATCTTCGCCCGGCGCCGCCGCTCTTCCTTCCGGCGATGCTTCTCACGACGACCCATCGGCCTCGGCCTCCCCTTCAAGCGAGTCAACGATGATCCCCTGGATCGCCGGGTACATCCGCACGCCATCGACCTTGCTGAACTGATAAGCCCGGTCGAACTGTTCCTTCGTCATCTCCGGGAGGGCGTCCTCATAGACCCACTCCCCGGGCCAGTGATCCAGAAGGTCCGCGACCACCCGCTCCGCCAACTCCGCCCGGTCGCGCAGCTTCTTCCCGGACCCCATCAGGTCGCAGAGACTCGCCTGCGGAGCCGCCCCCTCCCCGTGCATCTCCACGTCAAGCTGACGGGTCAGCCGCCGCACGTCCGCCCCAGCGGATTCGTAGTCCGCGATCCGCCCCTCGAGCTCCCGAATCCGGGACCGCATCGAGTCGTAATCCTCGAGACGCTCCCGGGAGTCCTTCCCCATGGCGACCAGATCGGCGTACTCCTTGTCCGAAATCAGACCAGCGTCCTGCAACTCCGCCCGACAGTACCGGATCAGGTCCATCGCCCGCTGAGAATCAAACGTCACCCCGCACCCCCTTCCGACCCCCGAAGGATCGCCTGGAACACCAACTCCTTCCCCTCCACCTTCGCGTGCATCCCTACCCCGCGACGCTTCGCCGTCCCCCGGAGACGCTCCTTTACCCCCATCAGGTCGCAACCCTTCAGGATCGGCACCTCCTCCACCATCGCCACCAGCGTCCGGCGGTACAGCTTCCCGTCAAAGAAGTACCCCGGCCAAACAGGCTTCCGTCCAACCGGCCATTCCATCCAATCACCCCATCACAATACAGACAAGAATCCCCGACAATGAACACATCATCGCCACACGATCCAACCAATTCAACCCCTCCCGACCCCAGAAGAACTCCAGCAAACCACACCTGCCCACCCAGCAGGCACCAAGCCCCGCCGCGAGCAGCAGCAGAAAGTCCCTAAGAGGATAGAGGTTAGAGCAACCAATGGCTGCCGGACTGACAGGGGGGTTTTGTGGGAAAAATTTGGACGGGGGACAATACACATCGACCCGCCAGACTGATGGGGCTCCCTCCCCCCTTGTGCCTCGCGCATGACGGCCGATACCCGTGCCGATGCTGCGAACCGCTGCAGTCCGGCCCTCGCGATGCCTCCTGCGCTCGCCTCGCTCAACGTCCGATAATGTAAGTTATGTTCACTTCAAGGGTTCCGTCGCGGGAGCGTGCTGCGTTACGCTGCATAAGCGCGGTGCAATACGTGCCTCAGATGGTTGCATTCCTCCCTCCCTCCCCGTCCGATCCCCATGTGTCATCGATGCGTGTCGTCCATGCGGCCTCGCTCTGTGCCGAGGTCGTTGCCTTCTCTGTGCCTGGTAGCTGAGTGCATGCTGCCGGGTCGAGCCGATGCCGGGCGTTCTCCGCCTCCTCCGCGTGCCTGGTTCGCCCGTGCCTGGATCTCGCTTCCTCCTCTCGGTCTCGTTTCCATCGCCAGACGCCTTGCCGTGCGTGCTGCCGGGCGTTTCATCCGTCAGCGTGGCAATCCGGTCGCCTCCTGATGCCGGGCCATCCTGACGCCAGTCTGCCGCGTTCCGGTCGGCGCATGAAAAAACCGCCTGCGTCCGGTGTGGACTGCAGGCGGTTGTGTCTTGCGTCGCGTTCAATGCCGGGTCTAGCTGCCGTGCGTCTCTCCTCCTCCCTCGATGCGGTCCCAACCTTCCGGTGTTGTGCCTGTGAGGTTCACTCCTCGGCAGACAAGAATCCGAATCGCGTGCTGCACACTGGTGCCGGGCAACATCTCCCCCGATTCGATCATTCCGCGCAGTACCTCGGCTGCGGATCTCCGTGAGGCATTGACCATTCTCGACAGCGTCTCGTCCGTCATAGCGTTTTCTCCCGTTCTGTGTGTCAGCGGTGCCGGGTCGGTCCGGCCTACTGCGCCCGGTGCCATGCCGGGCGCGTAAGGCCAGTCCGATCAGTCGGCCAGCGCGGCGGCTCCGGTCGAATCCTTCCGGGCCTCGGATTCCGTGTAGCCTCGCTCCGTCAGTGCCTTCGTGAGCGCCTCAGCGTGTTTCAGCACAGCGTAGACGGTCCATGCCGGGATCGGCTTCCCGCCTCGGATGCTGATGATCGGCTTCCCCGTGTAGGCAATCTGGTGCTTCTGGTTCTTCTTGCTGCCGGGCTCGCGGATCAGATTCCCATCGGCGTCCCGGATGCAACGGTCGACCATGTCGCCCGTCATGGTGATCTCTGCCAGCGGTTTGACCGGAGCCGGGGCGCGGACGGTCAGTCGATCCAGCTCGGCCGTAAGCTGCGCCTCGGTGATCTTGCCGGCCTGAAACTCCCGGAACAGCTCGGCGGCGGTCTTCTTCGGTGCTGCAGGCTTCGCCGGTGCCGGTGCGGGCTGTTCGCCGAGAGCGACCAAGGCTTCGTCGATGCCCATGCTCTTGTCCGCGAGCCCGCAGCAAACTGCCTGCACGATGGCGGCGGGCTTGCCGGTCAGTCCGATGACCTGCGGAAAGGTCGTCGGCTGCAGGCCGTTGACGGAAACAAGCGAAAGAACCGAGCGCAGCGACATGACGACAGCCGGAGCGGTGCGATTGATGGTGCGAGCCATAGCGAAAGTCTCCTGTTCGTGCCGGGGGTCAGCGTGTCCCGGCGGTGTGGTGATTGCCTGATCGGAGTGACCGGCCGACGGCGCTCCGAGCGATGCCGGGAGCGCCTACGGTCGATCAGTCCCGGCGTCCGAAGCTCACGAAAGCGAGAACCGGCTTGATCGTGACGGCCGAGAGTTCCGCCCGGATCTCGTCCCCGAGCGCGACCACGAAACCGCCGTCTTCATCGTATTCGGCAATCCGGCCGTCTCCCCGATCCTCGATGCCGGTCTCTTCGTCTTCGATCCGGTCCCGTTCGTCGATCTCTCGCCCGAAGCCGTGCGACATGGCGCATGTCCGGGGTCCGCGACGTTCCGCATTGAAGTCGCTCCCCCGGCTGACCAGTTGGCAAACGCGCCGAGCGATGCTGTTGGCGAGATGCGTCGCCTCCGTCCAGTCCGTCGGCGCCCCCTCGATTCCGGTCCGCCGCTGCCATTCGCGCCAAGCGTATGCCAGTCCCGTCTGTACCTGCTCGTCCGTCGCGTGGCGCTGATGATCCTGAGAGAACGGATTCCCCATGTTCCGCCGCATGTTGTGCCAGCGTCCCCCGCGCCGGGCGGCGGTCTGGAAGAGAGACACGAATGCAGAGAAAGCCGTTCCTGAGTCGAGCCGTGCGGAAGCCACCATGATTGATCCTTTCAGAGCGGCCAGCAAAGCGAGCTAGCCTAGTCCCGTTCGTGTCTGCCGGGTCAGCGTGACCGGCGGACAGAAGGTATTTCACAAACTGTCTCGGATGAAGTCAATGCCCATCGTGAGATTTTCCAAGACGGACCGGATTTGTGAAACCGTTAGCAGGCTTTGGTTTGCGGCGACAGCCGTTCACTAATGCAGGACGCGGCGGACGCGAAACCAAGCCCTCGTCTTGACTCGAAGGAGCGCCAGACGTACGTGGACCGGAGACCGCCAGACCGGGGTTTGTGAAATATCTCCCGGACCGCCAGACCAGTCACCACAAGGAGACCAACAATGCGAGTGTTTGAACGGATCCGCGGCCCCCGGGCGCAACGCATCCGCCAGATGGTTGTCGGCCATTCGACCTACGTCGGCACGATGAGGAGCTGGGATGTCTACGCCCAGGACGGGAAGGCGTATCTGCTGCCCGCCGCCAGAGGCCGGGCGATCAACACCGCGCTTGTGGCTGACTGGTTTCGCTTCTGTGGATACGTCCGCCGCAGCCGCATGATCTGACCCATCGTTTCCCGGGAAACACCACGCTCACGAAAGGAGCATCCCATGTCCGCCAAACTTCCGATGTGCGCCTTCCCGCCCAACGCCAGGTTCAACACTTGGCATTCCGGGTCCGGTCCCGAGGACGGGGGCTATGTGACGCTCACGCTCCGCCCCGGGCAGAAGCTGAGCCACTACTCCGCCCGCCAGACCGAGGAAGGCTGGAGCGGTGAGGGCGTGACGTACGAATACGACCGGGACGCCATGGAGGTCCGGTGCGATTGCCTGAGCGAAGGATGCGACTGCGACGGCCCAATCGAGGACGTCCGAGGCTTCCACTGCCCGATCATCGACCTCCGGGCGGGCGAAGGGCCTGATGACGGACTTCCGATGGTTCCCATCTGGCACAGGGGAGGATCGTTCCACCGCGACGCTTACGCCGAGGCCGCCGGCTACTGAGACCCCCGGGAGCGTTTCCCGGGAAACACGCACCCGCCAGACCGAGGTTTTTACCATGTTTGAGCCCATCGACCCCAACGCCACCCACGATGGGGACACGCACGAAATGGACACGAATCCGGGCGACGATGGACCGCTTCCCGTTGGGCTGCTGGTCGCGTTGGTCGCCGCCGCCATCCTGATCCTGATTCTCAACCTGCTGTGGGCGTGAGACGCACGCCAGAAAGGACCGCCAGCCGTGACTGTGAAGCACGACCCCACGTTCCGGTACGAATTCCACGTCGACAGCCGCCGGGAGCGCCTCAACGCGATCCGAGCCCTGAATCCCACGCCCGAGGAGCTGAAGATCGCCCGCAAGGGGTCAGCCGCCATCGACGCCCACTGCGCCACCTACCGCGACGCCCTGCGGCGTTCGATCGGCAACCGCCAGTGACCTACCGCACCGCCGGGAATGGCACCCGGCGCGACGGCTGTTCACCACACTCCGGGAGTTGCCCATGAAGACGAAGCTGACATCCACCACTTGCGATGCCATTGCGGACGAAGATCCGCGAAAGACCGATCACGTCCACGTCTGGTTCATGCGAAACGGAAAGGTTTTCAATCACTGCATCGTCCCTTCCCGATGGCTGATTTGTGAGTTTCGCATCGAAAAGTGACCTACCGTCCCCCGGGACCGCCAGGATGGCCCCGGGACTCGGCTGTTCACCCCCTCGCACGGAGCCCCCATGAAGACCACCGCCATCCACGTCCTGCTGTTCGCCATGACTGCTGTCGGCTGCTACTGCGCCGGGCATGTCCACGGCACCCGGGAATCGTTCCAGCACGCCCAGGAGCTGCTCTCGCTCGGCGTCACCCCCGAGGAGCCCGAAGAGGAGATTGTGGCCCTCTACGCCGTCCAGTAGACCCCGGTTTGTGAAATACCTTGTGGCCGACCTTCGCTCCCCGGACCGCCGGGGAGCCTTGGACGTTCACACTCACCCACGGAGAAACGCTAATGGGAACTGAAAAACATCCGCCAGTCGAGGACGTTGGAGTCTACCTGCACCGCCTGACCCGCAGCCCCGCTGAGGGTGCAATCCTCGAGAGGCTACCAAAAGCCGAAGACGGGCTCGAAATCGTGCTGTTCGACACCGGCACTGGATCGCTTCAGTGGCGAGTTCTCATTCCGGAAGTGCTCGTGAAACTCAAGTCGATCACGATCACCAGAGCCGAGGGGCCAAGCAAACTCTGCGGAATCCCCGAGGTCTTCGTGAACACCCTGGAGCCTGGCGACGGAGTCCCGGGGTCGCACTGGGAGAAGCCGTACTGGATCTCCGGTTTCATCAAGGCATCATCCGGCATGCGAGCGTGGGGGCACTCGGCACCGACCACGGGATACGACAAGTGCGACTTCAGGTGCGAGTGGGAGGACGGAACCGTTTACGAAGGACGGTTCGACTTGCAGCGCGGCGGAACGGACGGTGGAGAGTATTTCGCCGACTCCTTCCGGAGCCGGGTGAGGTTCTATTCCGGGCTTGCTCCGACGATGCCACACATCAAGAGCCGCGACCTGTATACGAAGATCGTCGATGATTCGCCAGGAGCCAAGAGGCTCTGCCGCCACATCCTCGCCCATTGCGAGCTCTGAGCCGTCAACAACCGCCCGGCGCCGACCTGGCGGACATTGACCGTTCCGACCCCACTGGAGATCACCATGAAGCTGACGAAGCCCGAACGCAAGGCGATGGACAACGCCTTGAAACGCCTGAATGCCGGGGACCTGAGCGACCGCGAGGCGCTCTACCGGGACATCAAGCCGTACGCCACAACGGACATCGGCGCCGGCGGAGCGTTTTTCACGCCTTGGGACCTGGCCGGAGATTTCCAGATCGAAACGCTGAACTGGCACCGCAAGGAGCCCAAGCGAGTCCTCGATTTGTGTGCCGGCTACGGAATCCTTTCCTACCGCCAGTGGGAACGCTGGGGGAATGAGACTCGCCCCGCGGTCACCTGCGTCGAGATCAACGAAGAATACGCCGCCATCGGCCGGCAAATCTTCCCCGAGGCTGAATGGATCGTGGCGGACGTGTTCGACGTCCCGGAGATTCTCAAGGGGCGGCAGTTCGAGGAGTTCTACTCAAACCCTCCGTTCATGCCCGTCCCCAAAGGGCGACGCAAGCAGCACCCCACGGCGCCGAGCGTCCCACACGCCGTCGCCGAGATCGGAATGCGACTCTGCACCAACGGCGGAACGATGATCCTCCCCCGGGGGGCCACGAATTGGGAATACTCCGGCCGGCAGTCCTACACGAACACGCAGAACGCTCGGTACGAATCCTGGTCAAGAGAGACCGGTCTCACGCTCGCCGCGAACTGCGGCATCGACTGCACTTATTACGACGGATTCGACATGACGAACATCGTCGTCGAGATCGCCCTGGTGCAAGACCGCGAGCCTGAGCCGGCTGCACCCGCCACGAAGGCCGCTCCGGCCGGACTCCTGTTCTGAGACTCCCGCTCGCCCCCCTGGAACGCTCCCGGGCGGCCTGCGGGCTGTTCAGAAAGCCGGTTTGTGAAATACCTACTGGCCGCTTCACCGTTCCCCAGAAAGGACGCTATGTCACGCCTCGAGCGCAAGTACGCCCCCAAGAGCCTCGCGGAACTCCGGGGTCAGCCGCACATTGTCCGCTACCTCACGAAGTTCGTCGCCGACCCGGCGCCGCAAGTGTTCATGTTCTCCGGAGGGTCCGGGGTCGGGAAGACGATGACCGGCCGGCTGCTCGCCGCGGCCCTCGGCGCCGACCCGTCCAAGGACGCCCTTGGCGGCTTCCACCAGATCCCGGCCGGGCAGCAGACCGCGGAGAGCGTCATCGAGACCTTCCGCGGCCTGGCCCTCCGCCCGATGTTCAGCAAGACCGGGTGGAAGGTTCTGACCGTCGATGAAGCGGACCGAATGAGCCCGGCCGCGGAGAACATCTGGCTCGGCCGGCTCGAGCAGTTGCCCGCCAGATCGGTGATCGTCTTCACGACAAACCACCCCGAGAAGCTCCCACAGCGGATCGTCAACCGCTGCACGCAGTTCGCCTTCAACGACACGGTCGCCGCCCTCTCGGCCCCGCTCAAGGAGTTCTCCTGCGACGTGTGGGAAGCCGAAACCGGGTCCCGGGCCTGCCCGATCGCTGACGCCGCCGGTCACCCCCGTATGGGAGACTGGAACCCCAGCTTCCGGCTGGCCCTCCGGGATCTCGACGTCGCCTTGATGAGTGCGTGATCTACCTCCGGCCGGGAATGGCACCCGGCCCCAGGC